CGTGAGTTCGAGTCTCACCATTCCGACAGCTTCAGGCTGGTGTAGTGGCAGCATACTGGGGTATAGGCCCCGGAGGCTCGGGTTCGATTCCCGGCCCTGAAGCACATAATCCCAGATAGTGTAATGGCAGCACGGCAGGTTTTGGCCCTGTCGGACTAGGTTCGAGTCCTAGTCTGGGAGCGCTTGACGATGAGGTTTGCTCGATAGCACAAAGTGTCATGACCAAGACACCCTCATCGAACGGCTGGGTTGCCCTGGTCAGGTAACAAGCTGCTTAGTGTTATGTGGTGAGCACACTGGGGAGGTCTCAGAAGGGCAGGTTCGAGTCCTGTAGCAGCACGACAGAAAGGAGAAACAAAATGACTATTATCTATTTTGATGCCGAAACACGAGAAGCCTTCCGTAAGATTGCGGAGCTGGCAGATATCCTTGGTATTAAGCCTGAGCAAGAACTAAGCGACACTGAGATTGTGGACAAGGATGGTGTCGTCCATGATCTTGCTGAACTGGCAAAGTTTCCATGTGTAATTAGCACTGGGGTTAATTACATCATGTCAATTGATGATTACTATGCCGTTTCTGGGCCTCGATGGGTTACGTATAGTGGTCACTTTTACAACCACCCAGAAGACCTCGCAAAGCTTATTCAAGACCACGCCGATGACCCCGATGTCGAGATTACTGTCCACAAGTTCTAATGAAAGGAGAAACAAAATGAAGCTACGACTTACTAACTTCAACTCAAACACTTACGAAGACACTGACGGTTCGTGCGATATGTGTATGTATACAGGTATGCTCGACCACCCTGAGTATACCTTTACCACCAGTTTTGGTGAAAGCTACACTATCGCGGGCTGGTGGTCCGACTGGGGGCACCTTACGACAATTAACATCAATCTTCCTGTGTTCACTACTTGGTTGCATGACGCTGAGTTCAAGGAGCCGACAGAGCTTATTGAAGAAAATAAGGAATACACTTGGCTTTCGGATAATCGCTTCTGGGAGGAGTTTCTACAGGATGTCATTAAGGCAGCCCAGTGGTGCCGGAATGATGAAGAACTCAATGAAGAACTCGACTGGGCGCTGAAGGCTGATACACTGTCCTCGTAACAACAACGACAACCAAGGAGTAACCATGAGCATTGTCGATCTCGCTGTCAAGCTCGGTAAGGCTTTCGAGGGCGCGTACTCGTCCGTCGTCAAGAATGACGAGATGAAGACGACCATTACCCAGGAGGCCCGTACGGGTGTCTACACGATCACCACTAAGGATGCTGAGCTGATTGCTCTGCTTGACCAGGGTATTGTCGAGAAGGCTCCTGTGACGATGATTAAGCCCATGACCTATGGTATCGTCTCGCCCGGCGTTTACACCGTTCCGGGCCATAAGATGGAAGAGATTTTGGAGCAGCGTCCTTTCGACCATCTCTGATTGTCGGCCTGAGACAGCGCGCCTCTGATCTCAGGAATAGGTGACTGAGGGGTTCGTCCTTTCGGGTACCGGCCTTTCACGCGGGTTCAAAATGCGTGGGGACTCATCCCCCTATCGACTAACACTCGGTAGGGGGATGATACTATTTACTCATGGCTAAGCAGATTTTCTTCGATGATTTCGATGGTGGTTTCGACACGTCTAAGTGGTCGCCTGTCTGGGGTAAGTTCGACCCTGATAAGGGGACACAGATGCGGTTCACGGATAAGAATGTACTTACCGTAGTAGGCAACAAACAGTTTTATAGTCTTAGGCTAGAAGGCACTGTCGCTGAGGGCGTTGACGCGGCTAAAGCGCCGTTCTTGTCTGGCATGGTGAGCACTCGTAAGCCGGATAAGGGTGAGATTCTTTTTCAGGCTAAGGGTCAATTCATCCTGTCTGTGCGCGCGAAGATGCCTACTGCTGGTTCTTCCTGGCCTGGTATCTGGATGACTGGTACTAAAGGTGACTGGCCTGCCTGTGGCGAGATTGATGTTCTTGAGGCTAAGGGCTGGCTACCTGGGGATTACCAGATGAATACCCATACTCCACGTCCGGGTGAACCTACTAAGAGTCAGCAGCATGGGATTACTTTGAGCAAGTCCGGCAGTCCTTGGTATGGCAGATACTACAATGGAACCAGCGACTATTACACCTACAGCGTGGTGAAACTCAATGACAGGGTTGATTTTTACCTCGGTGCTCTTCTTGTCCACACTGTTATGTATTCGGAGATGGACGACCCAACACCATTTACTGACCCCGAGAATGGTTGGATTATCCGGTTGTCCCACATCATTGGTGGCTCGTTCCTTGAGTACGAAGGTAACACAGAATACGTGGACGCGACGAAGCACAAGTCTGATTACCCATCGTCAATGTGGATTAAATACGTGCGGGTTATTAGCCTCGATGAGGTTGGCTCCGTGATGCCAACTAAATATGATAGTGACCTCGATCTTGTTAGCAAATACAAGCACATCGTGCCCACCCAGCCTACTGCCCCGGTTGCACCACCCTCTCCGCAGCCGCCGACTCCTGAGCCGCCTGTCGTAGTGACTCCAACTCCAACACCCTCTCCGGTGCCTAAGCCGAAGGGTGAGAGGACGAAGAACGTTTGGGTGCGAGAGGAAGATTGCCTAGTCTTCATCATGCTGTGAGTAGAGTCACACGCATATTAGTTGTACCAAGTCCGGTCTGACAGCTATACTCAAGTTGTCAGACCGGACAACAACGAAAGGATCAATCAACATGAAGCGTTTTCTTGCGACGACAGGTGTCGCACTCCTGATGCTCACCCCGGCAGCGGCATACGCTGCCGACAACACCCCTGAGATCAAGGCCGAGGTCACGAAGGCTACGTCTTCTTCTCGCCAGACCTCTTCTGAGGTCAACGTTGGCGGTACCTGGGCCGTGGAGAAGCTGGCTGTCGGCCAGTCTTTCACCGTCTCTACGGTGCCGAACGAGGGTAAGGCTCCGTTCGTGTGGAACGCCTCGTTCCCCTTCACGCTCGATGACGGCACTGTCGTTGGTGAGTGTGTGGCTAACGAGGCGGCACTCACCTGTACGGTCAAGGAGGTTCCGGCCTCTTACGCCGACAAGACTGACGTGAAGGGCACCTGGTGGGCACGTGCGCGCCTTCAGGGTGGTGCTATTGGAACGGATGAGGGCACGATCACGCTGAATGGTGAAGCCGTGAAGAAGCTCGTGTGGGGCGACAAGGACGGCACGGGCATCTGCACCAATGATTGTGACGGCCCGGCTCACTACGAGTATGCTAACCCTGAGAACGTGAAGTTCGGGTGGTCTAACGCTGATGGGACTATCAGCTGGGGCATCAAGTGGATTGCTAAGGGCGGTGTCGAATACACCGTTAAGGACTTCGACGCGAAGCTCGGAACCACTGTGAAGTGTGCGAAGTCGGATACGTGGAACCCGGATACGACTTCGGTTATCACGGCTACTCAGGTTGATGACAACACGATTAAGTTCACGGCCCCGGACGGTGCTAAGACCTGTGTCACCTACCCGCCTGAGCATACTGTCGTTCCCGAGGGTCAGAACTCTGCGACCAATCATGCTGAGATCAATGGTATGAAGCTCGAAGCTACGGCAACGGTTAAGAGCAACGGTGGTACGGACGGTAATGGTTCTGTGAAGCCTACGCCGGAGCCTTCTACGCCTGCCCCTGCACCGGAGCCGAGTGTTACGCCTGCCCCGCAGCCTACGCCTTCTGTGAAGCCGACCCCTGCGCCTAGCGTTACGCCGGAGCCTGCTCCTTCCGAGAAGCCTACGCCCGCTCCTGCGCCGTCTGAGAAGCCTACTCCGGCTCCTGTGCCTTCTACCCCCTCTGATAAGCCGCAGTCGGACCCTGCCCCGAAGCCTGAGCCTAAGCCGACTCCGACAGCTGTCGAGTCAATGAACAAGCCTACGGTCGCTGACCCTCAGCCGACCCGCCTTGCTAAGACGGGTGCTGCATCTGAGGCTATCGTGATTGCACTTATTGCAATCGGTGGTGGTGCCTTGGCCTGCTACCTCGCCTGGCGTGCCGGTCGATTTGGCAACGACCATATCTGAGTGATACACTAGAAGCCTCCTTCCTAACAGGGCAGAGCGCCAGTGCTGTTTAGTGCTGGCGCTCTGTCTTACCCAAAACACAGTGTGGCACAGGTCACACAGGTTTCGCTTGTACCCTACACTAACACGTACTAATATTGACTGCGTAGAAAGGAGGGACAATGACAGACCCAAGTAAGGTTGTGGAAACGTGGCTCAAGCGAGTTGGGCGCAGCAGCTTCAGTTATTCCGACCGGGCCGTGAGGCAACCAACCAGCGTCAAAAAGTTCAACCCGGTGAAACTAGACGAAACAGCAGAAAAGCTCATCGACAGCATCTACACATGGTGGTACGGAGAGACTAAGACAAAGCCCCGCTTCAATGATGTCGTTATCTGCCTGAGTCAGTACGTGAGCCGGAACAACAACTATGCGAACAAGCTCGTTCCACACGTACCTGACCTCAAAGATCTGAACTATATTTGGGACAAAGACTCTCGTATCAGTGTCACAAGCGGCGACCCAGACACGTACATGGGCATCAGCCGACAACACATCAACAAATGGTACGAGTACTACAGTGCCCTAGAAACAGACTTCGGCCAACTAGCCGACGAAGTTATCACAGACTGCATTGCAGCACCAAGCACACTGAAGTTTGCTAAAGCCGCTGCACTGATGGTTGTACTCAACGAAAGGAGCAAAAATGCGCCCAACGCGACAGCACCATAACGATGCTGGTTTCGACCTGTCTACGAAGATGCCAGTGATTATCTACCCTGGCGAAGTTATCCTCGTGCAGACAGGCTACTACCCCGCTAAGTTCGACATTCCTGACGGCTCTGTCGGACTCGTCTTTGCCCGCTCTTCCTTGAGCAAGAAGGGCCTTCTACTCGCTAATGGTGTCGGTGTCATCGACGCTGGTTACGAGGGCGAAGTTCTCGTTCCGCTGTGGAACATGAGTAAAGACACCCCTGTCGTTCTCGAAGAACATGAACGGGTCGCTCAAATTGTTATCGTCAAGTTGGAGGGCACGTCTGCCCTCTACGCACAGCCACCTGTCCAAGCCGGTGAGCGAGGTCAGGGTGGCTTTGGTTCGACTGGAAGGTCTATCTGAGAATGAACATCAACGTCTACTCCAAGCCCAATTGCCCGCAGTGTACGGCGACGTACCGCAAGCTGAAGGCGCTTGGACTACCGTTCAATAGCACCGACGTAACGGAAGACGCAGATGCGCTGGCATTTATCCGCGCACTTGGTTACCAGCAAGCACCTGTCGTCGTTGTGCGTGAAGGTGCGCAAATTAAGGAACACTGGTCTGGGTTCCGACCGGACCTCTTGAAGAAGTATGAGGTGAAAAATGACTAAAATTACTGACCCTGTGAAGCTCGAAGAAGCCCGCGCCCGTATGGCTAAGGCCCGCGCATCTCGCACTCCTGAGTATCCGCAGGATATCGAAACTCGTGTTGATCTCGTTCGACAGCTTGTGATTAAACAGTTCAAGGATGCTGGCTTGTCGATTACAAACGATGGCCAGCTGCTTGGCGGCCCTTCTGCGCAGTATTATCGAACTAAGCTGTTGAATGGGAATCTAACACTCAAGGACATGATTCTGTTGGGTGACTACATCCCCGTTGACTGGACACTCATCTTCAAGTCTGTTCGACAGCCAAAGGATGTTCTGCGTCCATCCGATGCTGAGGCAGCACCTATCAACATGGAGTTTGCGGAGCCAGGCGATAACCCGTTTGCTGATTACTTTACTGATGTGGATGGTGTGTGATGAAAGAAATTAGCTTGCGCGATTTCGGTAAGAGCCTGCGAAGTGAGATTCCTAGTATCGGCTCTACGAAGGTCATTAGGTTTCTGCGCCGTGAAGGATACCTGAAGAAAGGTCGGCATATTAGCGAGCCTACGGAAAAGGCCAAAGGACTGCTTGGTATCTGGCGTGTCTATAAGAACAGTAGAAACTCGTACCCCCAGGTGTATGTCACTGAAGAGGGTGTCCGCGTGTTCACTGATATGATTATCTCCGAGTATGAGGACTTCGGTCCTTGGGAGATTAGGAGAAGTTATAGTGACTGACTGGCATAATCTGATCGCTGACTACAACCTGTGGTGCGATAACTACGATGAGGGCCGTAGTCGAGCACTTGACCGTGTTGTCGTCCACCATAACGCTGGCAAGGCTATGTCGCATGGTGGTGTCCTTGCAGCGTTTAACCATAATGGCACGTCTGCGCACTACAACGTGGACGTTGACGGTAGCACCGCGCAGTTCGTCCACGACAAGGACACGGCCTGGCACTGCCCCGGCGTTAACTCGTGTTCGATTGGCATTGAGCACGCTAATTCCACTGGCGCTGAGGGTGGCTGGGACATTAGTGAAGCGACGCTTGATGCCGGTGCGCACCTGACTGCGGCCCTGTGTCGGGCGTACGGTCTTGGCCGTCCGCAGTGGCGTGTCAACGTGTTCCCCCACTCGGACTTCTATTCAACTGCCTGCCCTGCGTCTCTGCGCGATACGTACGCCGGTGAGTACATGGAGAAGGCTCAGGCGTACTATGACAACCTTGATGCTGAGATCACTCAGTCTGAGGGCTGGGTGTCACAGAATGGTGGCTGGTGGTACCGTACTTCTGATGGTGGTTTCGAGACCGGCTGGTTCCCTGTGAACGATAAGTGGTTCTACGCCAACGAGAAGGGTTGGTTGCAGGCTGGTTGGCAGCATATCGACGGCCACTGGTACTTCCTGCACGACACACACGACACTCGCTACGGTGAGATGGAGACTGGCTGGCAGAAGATCGGTGAAAACTGGTTCCTCCTGAACGACAAGGGCCAGATGCAGACCGGCTGGCAGCTCGTCAAGGGCAAGTGGTACTACCTTGAGGAAAACGGTGCTATGCGCACCGGGTGGTTGCAGTACAAGGGTGGCGACTACTTCCTTACTAAGGATGGCTCTATGGCTGTCGGCCTCGCTCAGACGCGCCTTGACGGTGCGTGCTCGATCTTCGGTGAGGACGGCAAGCTGATTGTCGGCAAGATGGTTGTCGAACAAGACGCTGACGGCCTTGTTCGCCTGGTAGAATCGAAGTAACTTCTACGAGGAGGAACTTTCATGGCTAATGAAGTCTTGACCACTGACCGTACTAAGTGGTACTTGCTGACCCCAGAGCGCCGTAAGGCACTGTACGCAGTGTTTGCGGCTATCGGAATGGTTGGTGTCGCTTACGGCGGTTGGACCGCCGAAAACTGGGAGCAGTGGTCTCAGGTGATCGAACGAGTCCTGTCTGTGATCGGTTTCCTTATCGCAACCGTTCACACTGGCGGTGTCTATACGGCACCCTCTTACGGCACTCCTGACGCTGAGTGACATTCAGTAAGAACACCCCCTACTTGTGTGGTAGGGGGTGTTCGCTATAATAAGTGTCATGAAGAAGTTGATTAGTTCGATGACTGAGCCTCGCTCGGTAACGGCGGTGATGGTGGTTATTTACACCGCTATCACTATTACCGGCTTTGGGTTCCTAACAAGCTACGATGAGCTGCCGTGGATGATTGTTCTCTCTGGTGTGCTGATGGTCGTGTCCGGTGTTATGGGTGCCCCATCAGCGTGGATTGGTTCTTGGTGGCTTGAAGGGCCTGCTGCTCTTGTCGCTGTTGTTGGAATCATGCTTGTGGCGATTGATGAATTGGTGCTGAGCACGGCACACGTCCATTGGCCCCTTCATGTTATTATTTTGTCAGTAATCATTGGTTTGTTCTTTTTTGCGCGTGCTCTGCGTGTGTGGCCTTATGCGTATAGGCCCGGAGTATTGCCGAAGAGCAAGCTGGAAGAAGCTGAGGAACGGTATAATAAGGCGAGGCAAGAATACTTGTCAACCGTTAGTGAGTAACAGGGGGATATGTGAATACTGCGCTTGTGGGGCTGATATGCTCTGCTGTCACCCTTGTTATCAAGGCTATTGTTGATGTGTGTGTTGATCGCTATAGGAAGGCCCAGGAAATACAGGATGCCAGGGATGACCTTGAAGCTGATTTGCGCACTCAGGTGTTTTTGTGGAAGGAACACGCTTACGCTGTCCGTGTTGCAGCGATTCAGGCTGGCGTGAAGGTCGATGACCTGCCCTCTGTTCCGAAGGAGGACTAATGTTTTTGGTCTGGTTTTTGCTTGGTATCTTCGTTGGTGCCGTTGTCGGTGTGTCTTGTACTTATGCGTACTTGGACAAGAAGTTTCAGAAGACGGTTGAAGAGGTGCTAAATGAGTTCAGCGAACGAATCGCGCAATTTGCTGACGAGTGATGACCCGGAGCTGAAAGGCAAGCGAGACGCGGCGCTGTCGCTGCTGAAGCGTGGTGCCGACAGGAACAAGATCATCCAGGCGACAGGCTTTACATCTGAAGAGCTGTTCGTCATCGAGCAGTCGTACTACGACAGCCGACAGGAATTGTCGCCTCGCAATATGCGCATCAAGCAGCTTGATCGTCTTGATGCGCTTGTTGACATGGCCTACAGCCAGATCGAGATGTTCGGCCTTGCTGACGAGAAGGGTAACTGGGGTCAAAATCTTCAGGCTGTTCTTGCTGTTCTTCGTGAGATTTCCGAGGTCGCTAACCTGAAGCGCCAGACGGTGACTCATGAGATTCGTGTGATCGAAGAGAAGCAAGTGAACATCATGCTGTCGTTCACTAATCAGGTGTTGGAAGAGTACACGGCTCTCATGTACCCTCACTTGTCGGCTGGGGCTAAGAAGGCTTTGGAGGTTAACAAGGCTGATTGGTTTGCTCAGGCTGTGAATAAGCCTGCCGCACTGCTTGAGGCTACTGTAGAAGTTGAGGGTGAGTAATGCTGCCTTTCGGTGCTGTCGCTAAGAAGTTTTCTGATGCCCAGCGTCTTGAAGTGTGGCGTAATAACCCTGCCAAGTGGGCTGAAGACCACGGCCTGTTCATGTGGTCGAAGCAGCGTGAAGTTTCACAGTCTGTTGTTGAACATCAGAAAACCCTTGTGGTTACTGGCAATGGTGTGGGAAAGTCACGTTTGTCAGCTACCCTTGTCAACTGGTGGGTAGACACCCATCCTGTCGATGATACGACAGTCGTCACGACGGCGACAAACTGGAAACAGGTCCGTAACGTCCTGTGGAAAGAGATTCCTCGTGTCAAGGCCGATGCTGGCATTGGTGGCAAGGTTAACGCTGACGCAACATGGAAGATGGGAGACCGACAAGACCCTATCGCTTTCGGTATGAAGCCGGACGATAAGGACGAGTCGGGCTTTCAGGGTGTCCACGACCAGTACGTCCTCGTGATTATGGACGAGGCGGGAGGTATCTCCAAGGAAATCTTCACCGCTGCCGACGCAATCACGACCAACAAGTATGCACGCATCTTGGCTATTGCTAACCCTAACGACCCGTCCTGCTACATGGCCGAGGTGTTCAAGCGTGAGATGCGCCTGAAGCCTGAAGAGCGTTCCTGGAACATCATCCAGTTCGGGGCATACGACACACCTAATTTCACGGGTGAGGTCGTGCCTGTCGAAGTTGCGACTCGTCTTGTGCAGGTTGACTGGGTTGAGGCACGTAAGAAGGAGTGGGGAGAGGACGACCCTCGCTTCGTCGCACGTGTCCTCGGTGAGTTCCCGGACGTGTCTGACGACGGTCTGTTCAATATGGGTCGCGTCATGCAGTCTATGGAGGCGTACGACACTTCTGAACCTGACGAGGGTATGCCGATTGTTCTCGGTGTTGACGTTGCTCGTTATGGTTCCGACAGCTCAGTGATCGTATCTAACCAAGGTGGGTACATCCGTATTCATGGGCGTTACCAGGGCTTGAATGGGCCTGAGCTTGCCCGTAAGGTTGGTGAGCTGGCAGTCGAACTCGGGGCTGTCGAGATTCGTATTGACGCTATCGGTGTTGGTGCATCCGTTCTCGATAGTATCTACAATTTCGTGCCCAATGACATTTCTGTCATTGGTATTCACGGTAACGCGAAGTCTGGTGATAGCACTAAGTGGTACAACTATCGCGCCGCTATGTACGATCAATTCGCTAAGGCTGTCGCTGATGGTCGTGTCTTCCTGCCTGATGACGATGAGCTGCATAACGAGATCGCGTCAATCAAGTACGAGTATCGCGGTAGTGCCATGCTGATTGAATCGAAGGAGAATATGCGTAAGCGTGGCATCAAGTCTCCTGACGTTCTCGATGCTGTCATTTACGCTTTCCAGGACATTAACGCAATTATGGCTGGTGATTCAGAAGGTCAGTACTATTCGCCCGATGATCTACTAGAAGAAGATGACCTCTTGGACTTCATGTTCGAGGAAGAGTTGTCTGTATTTCTAGCGTGATAGGATAATTAACATGAAGTATGAGCAGACATTTCAAGAAGCGCTAGGGTCTTTTTCTGATACCCTAGCGCGTCTCAAGCGAGAAGATGTGGGCTGGTTGCCTTTGTCTGCTGTCGAAGGCCCCGATTCTCTGATCACTCTTGATGTGATCAGGGACCATTCAGCGCGTGCGCGCCGTTTGGCTACTCTTAACCCTATTGTGAAGCGCGGCTTGGTTGTACGCAACGCTTACATGTGGGGCGACCCTGTTGTCTACAAGGGTTCTACTGGCCCTTCCCGTAAGGTAATCGAAGAAAACGCTAAGGCTTGTTTCAGTGTGCAGGCGCGTGTTCGTGATGAGCAGTCTTTCAACACTGACGGTTGCGTCATTTATCTTGTGGATAAGGCGACAAAGACTGTTACGCCTGTTCCGTTGATGCGCCTTGCTGGTGTGGCTACCGATGATGCGACAGGTGATGTCGTTGCTCTGCTCATTAACCCTGTCGTAAGTGGTGAGCCTCAGTGGTACATGCTGTGGGACCGTGTAAGCGTAAAGATCACCAAGTCTAACTACAAGGTGAACAAGCGCTTGACGGCTGTGTATGCGACCGTGAATCGCCTTGCTGCTGAACAGTATGGCAAGCCTGATCTCATGAGTGCTATGTCGTATGCGCAGAAGTACAAGGAGCATCTTGAGGTCGCGCACCTCATGGAGAAGTCTCTCGCTAAGCTGGCCTTTAAGGCAACGAGTGTTAATTCTAAGCAGCAACAGGCCGTTCAGCAGCGTATGGCTGGTCCGGGTGTCGGCGGTACTGCGAGCATCGGTGCTGGGCAGGATATTCAGGCGATTAACAAGGCTGGCGCTGGGATTGATTTCTCGGCTGGTACACCTCTTGCGTCTATGGTGTCGGCTGCGCTCGACATCCCTTTGTCGGTGTTGTTGACGGATGGTTCTGCGGGTGGTCGTCAGGGCGCTGAGACTGCGCTTGAAGACCCGACGTTTAAGGCGTTGGAGCTGCGCCGTCAACTCCATATCGACATGTTGAATGAGATTGCTGCGGCTCTCGGCATTAAGGTGCAGATCGAGTACGGTTCGATCAATAATGATCAGACTCACCGCCGTATTCAGTCTTTGACGCTGGCGTTCCAGAATGGTGCTTTGCATCAGGTTGAAATGCGTTCCGGTGTGTTGCAGCTCTTGAAGATTGCTGGTTCTTTGCCGTTGGAAGACTTGCCTGAACTGCCCTCTGAGAATGAGGCTGAGGGTGAGGACGATTCAACAGCAGCAAAGACTGATGACGAGGACGGACGCTCAACGGGTGTAGGCCCATTGTCTGATGGTACTAACGACAATCGAGATAATGGAGGGACCGATGCCTAAGCTGCATGAGTCCACGAGCGCTATCGGTACTGAGTCTCTTGGTGAGGGAAAGTACCGAATCAGAATTATCGTGCCCGGCCAGGGTTCTAGTGGTATTTACACTGCTGAGAACTTGGCTGAGTCTGCTCACCTGTTTAAGGCTGGCACGGAAATGTTTATCGACCACCCAACTGAGTCCGAGGAATGGGAGCGCCCGGAGCGTTCTATTCGTGACTACGCTGGTGTCTTTCTTGAAGACGCGACAGTTGGTGAGGATGGGGCACTCTACACTGTGTGTAAGGTGTTCTCGGGTGTTAACGAGCTAATCAAGGATAAGTGGGAATATATTGGTGTTTCCATTAATGCTTGGTGCGACCAGCCAATTGCGGAAACAGGTGTTGTTCCTGTTTTTGCTGGCGTTAGGTCGGTTGACTTTGTTACCGCGCCTGGTGCGGGTGGTGGCATTGTTGATCTGCTAGAATCAAATAGGAACAACAATTCTATTAAGGAGGGAACTGTGGACGAAAAGCTGCTTGAGTCCAAGTTCGATGAGCTGAAGGGTGAGATCGCTTCTCTTGTTGAAGCTATCGGCTCTAAGCTGGAATCTGCTGTGGCCGCGATTCAGGAGGCCAAGGTGGAGGAACCGGCTGAGAAGGTCGAAGAGGCATCTGTCGATGTTGATTCTGTCCTTGAGGCTGGTAAGAAGATTGCCGAGTCGGGTCTGCCCGAGGCGGCTGTCGCGCGTGTTCGTGAGGCTGTGAAGAAGGGCGCGGATGTCGATTCCGCTCTTGAGGCCGAGCGCGCGTATCTCAAGGAGGCTGTCGCTGCGACTGCCACCCCTGTTGTGGAAGAATCGGCTGAGGTTTCCTTGAAGGAATCTTTCTCTAAGATTGGTTGGAAGTGATCATGGCGGGTATCAAGAAGTTCCCTCTGACGGGTAACAAGGATAACCAGATTTTCGAGTACAGCGATACTCTGTCGCTTGCTATTGACTACACGCAGAAGCACCTGAAGGCCGGTGACGCGGTTGTCGTCAACAAGGAGTCCGGTATTGCTGGCATTCTGATGTCGGATGTTGCTCCGAAGGATGAGAAGACGGATTACGCGACTGCTGCTGAGGCTCTTACCAAGCCTACGTATGGTCTGAACCGTGATCAGCACGCTTCGGTTCGCGTGAAGGGCGGCGTGTTCGCTCTCAAGGTTGATGGTACTGCTCCGTCCCCGTTCAAGCCTGGCACGCTCGTCTACCTGAAGGCCGCTACTGCCGGTGGCAAGCCGACCATTACCTTCACCAAGGCTGGCGCTGATGTTGTGCTCGGCTGGGCGAAGGAGATTTACGCTACCGCCGCTAAGGGTAGCGTCTACCAGGTTGTTCTCGACACTCGTCCCCTGCCCTGAAAGGTTTAACTAATGACTACTTTTGAGGAAAAGCAGCTTGAGTTCAACAAGCTGCTCGAAGGCTCTTTCGCTGGCGACAAGATCGCCCAGGCTCGTCTGAAGGAGGCTGTCACCTCTGACAGCCTCGCTCCAACCATGTTTGTTAACGCTGCTAATGTGCAGTTCGTTAACGCTTACAACGAGTATGACTCGATCTGGCCGAAGATCGCTGAGAAGGTTCTTCTCAACGACTTCCGTCCTGCCGCGTACCTGTCGCTCAATTCGGACATTGCATCTATGCCGATTGACAACGGTGGTTTTTCGCCTATTCAGGATACGTTGCCCGCGATTCCTGAGTTGACCCCTTACCCGACGCTTACCTACACCGGCAATGGCCGCTTTGTCGAGGTTGGTAAGCACGGTGCGCGCCTTCAGTTCTCGTTCGAGGCTATCGTCAATGACGATTGGAACACGATTGAGAAGCTGCCGACTGACGCTGGCCGTCTTGCGGCTCGCACTGAGGACTTGCTGGTTCTCATGACCTTGTTCGACCCCCGCAACAAGAACATTAAGACCGAGCTGGGTCGTCAGCTTGACCTGTCGAAGGTGCCTGCCGAGTTCAAGGGTGAGGCCGTTGTCGGTGCTAATGGCAAGGACAACCGCATCTCTTATGGTGCTATCACTGCTGCTCGTTGGCAGGCCCTTAACACCAAGTCTGAGTCCGGTCGCACGGTCACCGTGCCTGGTGGTTTTGCGCTGGTGTGTTCGCCCGCTCAGGCTCAGCTTGCCCGCGAACTTCTCGCTATCCGTGAGATTCGCACGACCAACGGCAAGACGACCACGATCAGCACTAACACGCTGACCGACATTGAGGTTGTCGAGTCTGATCTCATTGGCACCATTGTTGGTGACGACGCTTGGGCACTGGTTCCCAAGGGTGGTAAGGCTGGCGATAAGACCACTATCGCTAAGACCTCCATGCGTGGCCGTGAGACCCCGGAGCTTCGTGCCCACAACGCGACTGGTACGATGCTCGGCGGCGGTGCTGTCGATTACCGTGAAGGTTCTTTCGACAATGACGACGTGGAGATTCGCGTTCGTCAGATCGCGGGTGCTGGCCTGCTGAACCTTGATGGTGTCGTCCTGTCTGCCGGTGGTCAAACTGATCACCTCTGATCAGTTAGCTGAGTAGCAAGACCCTGTGGCCCCTTTGGTCACGGGGTCTTGCTATACTGGTTTTATGAGTGATATTGATTTTTCTTCGCCTGTGGGTCAGGTGCGTGTTCTTATTCCTGATTTGCGTAAGTTGGAGGACTTGCGTGATCTGAGGAACGAGCCGCGTTATCTTTTCGCAGATGAAGAGATTGAGGCTTTGCTCGCTGTTAACGGTGGGAATGTGAAGCTGGCTGCTGCCGATGCGTGTGACGCTATTGGCATGGATAAGGCTTTGCAGCTGCTTGTCTTGAAGACGGACGACAAGCAGACGGACGGCGCGAAGTTGCTGGCTGCAATTGTCGGACGTGCTCGGCAGTTGCGTGCTCAGGCGAAGGAAGATGAGGTAAATAACCTCTGCTTTGATGTTGTGCAGCCAACGTTTGAGCCAGTGGATTGGGCGGTGAACTTCTGATGGGCTTGTCGATTGACCCGAATATCCACCCCCTGTTCATGTATGCCTCGTATTATCCATTGCAGTTGTTGGCTAATACGAAGGTGGCCATCTTCACTGAGCCGGATACGATGTCGTATGACTGGTCTGAAGAGACTGGTTTGTCGTATGATTACCACAACCCTATATGGCTGGGTTGGGCGAACGTCACGCCCAATGTTGACTGGCGTGCCCGTAATCGTGAGTGGGCGGGTACAGTCACAGGTGTTCATGCGTATCGTGTGCAGCTTTTGCATATCGACAAGAATGAGGCTTTGTCACGTGATATGTGGGGCAGGCCGGAGATGCGTGTGTCGTTCGCTGAGGGTATGCGCGTCCGGATTGAGGAGATGCCAACAGATCCGAGCATTCAAGGCTTGAGGCTGGTTGTGCGTAACGCTCAGGTTGATACACTGAACTGGCAGGTGACGCTTTTGTGTGATGTGGCAACGGGGGAGACTGCTAATGGCTAGGACGAGGAAAACCGTCAAGTTTGACGGGCGCGTTGCTGGCATTAAGGTAACTGTCGATTCTGACCGTTATGGTGCTGCGGCTAAGGCGAAGAAGAAGATCATCGACGCTGCGTGGAAGAGGGTTGACGCTGCGGCTAAGGCCGCTGCTATCGCTTCTACTGAGTATGGTCGTGCTTTGATTGCGACAGACCCGCGCCGTGTTGATACTGGCTATATGCGTGATGCTTTCCGTGTTGATGCGTCTAAGGGCGGCAAGGTTGTCGAGATTGGTTGGCATCGGTGGGATAAGGCTAAGCCGTATTACTCGTGGCAGGAGAACGGTACGTATAGTCAGCGTACGACAGGCTATCTTCGTTCTGGCTTGCGTGGTAAGGCGACTGGCGGCGACAAGGGGAAGGGTATTACCCCGGCTAAGTACTTGCCTCGTGTGACGGCTGTGTTCCGCGAAGAGTTCTACGGGAGGCTGAAGTGAAAGATCGTACATTAGAGTTTGACGAGGCTTGCATTGCCTTGTTGAACACGATCAACAGCATTAAGGTTTTCGACTCTTTTTCACGTGATACGAAGGTGCCTCTCTATATCGTGTACCACGGTGGTGCCGAGATTAATCGTCAGTTGGACGAATATGTGTCTTTGGCTGGACATACTCTGGATGTGTACGAGCATCCGTTCACGGTGGACGTGTACGCCGCGAATAAAGACATTCTCAACCGGCTTGTGTCGGTTGTGAAAGAGAAGCTCATTGGTGCTGTATTGATTGAAGGGTCGAATGGTGTCAACATTGCTGCGTCGGTTGGTACTGATAGCGATTTTGATTCTACCCTGCGTCCTGCGGTTTATCAGCACAGTATGAGTTTTTACGTCAACCTAGATAGGGGTGAGTGAATTGCGCGTGCGCAATGTTTTTACCAATATTGTCTGCGACAAGACTGAAGATGAGCTGGCTGTTCTGCCGGACATGTATGAGGTTGTCGATGACAATACGCCGATTACACAGGCCAAGTGTTGCGGCGAGGATGATACCATTGAAGATGACGATATCGTTTCCAACAAGGAGGAAGACTGATGCCCAAGATGCTGTCTCCGAACACCACTATTTGGTGGGTTCCGGCTGATGCTATCACCACTACGGCTGACCTGTTTAAGGCTACTACCTACACGGGCGGCACGCCGAAGGCTGTCGATATTTCGTGTGCTATCGCGGCGGGTATGACGCTCGGTGCGACGGACTCGGACACGGATGACTCGCGTACCATTTGTGATTCTGGTAACGCGAAGACCCCGACCATTGCCAACTACGAGGCTTCGCTGACGTTCTTCCGCGAGGCTATCGCGGCTGGACAGAAGGCTGCTGGCAATACGTCTGTCTACGACAAGGCGTTCCAGCTGTTCAAGCGTGGCACCCTTGATGGTATCAAGGAAGGCTACCTGGTCCAGCGTATCGGTTTCCGACAGGGCACCCCTGTCGAGGCTGGTATGGAACTCTCTGCCTTTAAGGTCGTGCCGGATAACCCGAAGGACGAGTTGGGTGACGGCGACAAGCCGATTCAGTTCACCGTCCCGTTCCTGCCCCAGGGCTTTATGGAGTTGAATAAGGCTGTCGCTGCCTGATCAACTCTGATAGAATACCCCCGTACCCCCGAGGTGCGGGGGTGTTCCTTTATCTGATTGGAGTAGACATGGCTTTCGAACTGTCTAGGATTATTTCGTCCATCAAGCCCACGGTCAAGGCTATCGACGTGCCCCTGAATACTGAGGATGCGGAGCGTTTCGCTCAACTGGTCGAACTGGCTAAGACCGCGCAGATCGCTGAGGCACCGCTGTCTCGTTCTATTACCGACACTGCCCCCGGTGTCGAGCTTGAGGAAGAGCTTGAAAAGCTGCGCAAGCAGACGATCACGCTGCGTCTTCGCGCCCTGTCGAATAAGGAGCTGTACGTCCTGAAGCGCAAGGTCTGGGAAGACCCGTTCTTCTCTACGAAGAACAAGAGTGCCGAGGAAAAGGCTGTCATCGAGATCGAGCGCGAGGACCGTCTGATGGAGTACATCGTTTCTCGTGCCTGCGTTGAAATTACAGATAACGAGACAGGCGAGTCTAAGAACGGTCTGACCGAGGACGAGGCTGCGGAGCTGCGTGGCTACCTGCCTGAGTTCTTGTGGCAGCAGATTTGTGCGACGTGGAACGATGCTCAGGAGCTTGGAGCTGTGGTAGCTGAGGCGATTTCTGACCCTACGTTTCGTGGGGACGGAGCTGAGCAAGCCGGAGAACCAGTGGATGGTTCTTCTGCTGAAAACAGCGAGAGCGGAGAGTAAGCCTCCGACGCTGTTTACGGGCGCGCACGGCATGTTTGCTCGTGTGGTGCCTGTGTGGATTGGTGATGAGCTTGACTCGGAGCCGATAGATCAAACTGAATACACTAACTTGGACCTGGCTTTGGCTGCGGGTTATCAGTATTATCTCGATAGTCTGTGTAACAAGTGTGGTACGCCGCTTTGGTACGGTCGCAGTGAGCATAGTGCAATTGAGTTTCATGTTGAGACATCGACGTGTTATTCGTGTGCTGAGCTTGATCGACATCGTGAGCACGCGAAGGAAACCAAGCCGGGTGAAAGCACATACACGGTGATGGGCACTGTCGAATACTCGGACGGTACGAAAGAGCCGTTGCCTTCACCTCTTGAAGCGCTTGAGCAAGTTAGGTAGGAAAAGTCCCTGGTATCATTGAAGTGGTATCAGGGACTTTTCTTTTTAGGAGTTAAGGTGGCAGACGAGTCAATCAAGATCGACATTGACGTTAACGCTGCTGGGGCAGATAAGGCGGCACAGAGCATCGGTGCTCTGGAAAAGCAGATTGGTTCGCTTCAGAGTGCTGTCGCTTCTCTGAAGGCACCTTCTGGTCGTGGTGGGACTGTTCTTGATTCTTTGCAGCTTGACAGCTCGAAGGTCAAGAATATGCGCGATTCTGCGTCTGCATTGAAGTCGGTTGCGGATGCGCTTGGCTCGTTGAATAAGGCTGCTGGGGACGCTAGTAAGGCTGATTTGTCGGCGGGTGTCGATAAGGCTGTTTCGGCGTATCGACAGTTCATCCGTGAGACTCGCACGATGAACAGCTTGAGCAAGGACCATATCGCTAAGCTGAAGGATACTGCCTCGGCTATGCGTGAGGTGGCTTCTGCATCTAACGCTATGGCTGAGGCTGAGAATAAGGCGAAGAAGGCTCAGGCTCAACTGAATCAGTCGCAGGCGCGTAAGACTGAGGCACAGGCTGAGAAGTTGCGCGCGCAGGCTTCTGTGAAGCGTGAGGATAATGCTATCCCGTTGCAGCAGCAGAAGGGCCGTGACGAGCGGAACCTTGTGCGGGCGAAGGGCAATGAGGCTGCGCGTCTTGCTGAGATTCAGTCTGCGTCTCGTCTTGCTGAGGTTGAGGCGCGCATGGCTGCTTCGACAGTCGCGGCTGAGGCTAAGCGTGAGGCTGCTGTCGCTAGTGCGTCTGCACGTATTGGTGCTGCCCGTGAGGCTGAAGCTGCTCGCACTGAGCGTGCGCGTATCCGTGAGGAAGAGCTGACTAAGCGTACTGCGATTCGTTCTGATGCGAGTAATGCTCGCGCTAATGCTCGTATGAGCGAGCACGCGATTGAGAACGCTCGTTACGCTGCTCGTGACATGGCCGTGTACTACGGCGCTATTACGGCTGGCATTGGTCGCGTGGTGTCGTCTGCTGCTCAGGCTGGTATTGCGCAGGAGCGCGCATTTGCTGATGTGGAGCGTACCGCTCAGGGTACGACACAGAGCCTTAGCAATCTTCGTAAGGCTTACACCGAGCTTTCTACGACGACTACTACGTCGTTTGCTGATCTGTCAAAGATTGGCACGCTTGGTGCGCAGATGAACATTCCGGCTAACAAGCTCAAGGACTTCACGAAGGCTGTTGCTGAGTTCTCTACAGTGACGGGCATGGAGGTCGAGGCTGCTTCTACTGCGTTTGGCCGTTTTGGTGAGATGATGGGCAAGTTGCAGGAATCGGCACCAGGTAAGGGCGACGGCTACGCAGTACTGGCTAACCAGATTGCTGATCTTGGTGCGAAGTCGGTTGCGACTGAGCCTGAGATCGCTAACATGGCCGTGTCGATTGCTGCTCAGGGTAAGTCTGCTGGCTTCACTCAGAATGAGATTCTTGCCCTGTCGTCTACGTTGTCGTCGCTCGCTATTCCGAAGGAATGGGCGCGCGGTTCGCTTCAGCGTATCTTTAACTCGATCAATGCGGCGGCTGCTGATGGTGGCGAGAAGATGCACACCTACGCTCAGGCTGTCGGCGTGACTGATGCTGAGTTCCAGAAGTTGTGGCGTGACGACCCGAACAAGGTGTTCCAGGCCATCTTGCAGAACCTTGCAGGTATCAGCGATAAGGTGGAGAAGGCTCAGGCGATTAAGGACTTGGGCTTCAAGAACGTGCGTGACGTTGAATTGCTGTCGCGTATGTCGAACAGTGTCGGTCTGTATGTCGAACAGCTGAAGGAGGCCGAGGCGGCTTCTAAGGGCACGACGTTCATTGATGAGTCGATGGGCATCATCATGGACACTATGGCTGCGAAGGTTGAGGCTTTCCAGCACGCCTTGCAGAACGCGGGAGCGGCTATGAACTCTAGCTTCATGGTTCCGTTCAAGCTGCTGATTTCTGCTGCGACAGGTATCGTTAACGCTTTCGCTAAGCTGCCTGCCCCTATTCAGGCGTTTGTGGGTGCGCTCGCGGCTGTGGCGACAGTGCGTGTTGGGTTGCTGGCTACGAAGGCTGCGGCTGTGTCGATGTCTGCTACGTATTTGCAGATGGGTAACCGTATGCGCCAGGCGACAGGTGATGCAAGTTTGACGTGGGGCACTGTGTGGAAGGCTGTGAACCAGGCTCGGTCGGCCACGGTCGCTTACGACAGTACTCTTGCGGCTAACGTGGCTACTGCTAATGCGGCTGCTTCGGCCAACCAGAGGCTTGCTGCTGCGGATAACGCGGTGGCTGCGGCTGCTGGTAAGGCTGCGGCTGCTAAGGGTGCTCAGGCTGCTGCGTCTGCGGTTTCTACAGGTGCTTCTGTGGCTGCTGGCGCTGGTCAAGCTGTGGGCGCATTGTCTAAGCTGTCGTCGGTTGGCTCTGGCCTCATGGCTATGTTTGGTGGCCCGTGGGGTATTGCTATCTCGGCTGGCTTGTCGCTCGTGTCTGTCGGCGCTACATACTTGGGTGATGCTTTCCAGGAGTCATCGGCTAAGGCTGACGAGTTTAAGAACGCTGTGGGCGGCTCTTCGGCTATTCTGAACGCTTTGGCTCAGGATACGAAGGAAGTTGGTAACGGCACGCAGACTGGCTTTGTGGAGCTGAACGCAACTATTGAACAGAATGGTGAAGTTCTGACAGCCAACGGTCAGGCGCTCGGTTACTACGTGGATAAGTCCGGCCAGGTTGTTCAGGCTACTCACGAGCAGGCTGCGGCAATGGGTTACTCTACCTTGAAGATTGGTGAGCATACTCAGGCGTTGATTATGGACGCTGTGCAGGGTTCCGATGCGTTTAAGGGCATGTCGAAGGAAACCAAGCAGGCTCTTGTCGATATGGGCTTCTCGTATCAGAAGTACATCAAACTCGCGTCTACGTCTGAAGCTCAGGGCGGTGGTCAGGCGGCTGCTGATGCCTATGTGAATGGCTATATTGAGCAGATTAAGGCTCGCAAGGCTGACGCTGTTAACGCTGTTAACCAGACGGTTGTTGACACTGGCACTATGAATGGTACTGGCGGTGGTAATGCTGCTGCTAATCAGAAGCGTGCCGAGGCTGCTCAGCCGTACAACCAGCAGATCGAAGCTCTGGAAGGCTTGAAGTCGAAGACAGAGGGTGTCGGTGGCGCTATGCGTGATGCCCTGAATGACGCTATCCTCTTCGGTCAAGGTGTCGAAGAGACCGGCGACGCAGCGGAAGAGGCTGGCTTCAAGATCGGTGATGCTAAGGGCGAGTTTCATAGCATGGCAGAGGCTATCCGCTCTGTGCTCGATGAGATGTTCTCTTCGACAGATGCGGCTGCCGCTCTCGATTCGTCGTTACAACAGGTGTACGAGTCGATGCAGGAGCACGGCACGTCGATGGACCCGAATAGCCCGGACGGCCAAGCGAACATTGCTGCTATCTCGAACTACTTTGAGAAGATGGGTAATGCTGCTGCGGCTGGTATTGAGGAAATGGGCTATACGGGTGAAGAGGCGTACCAGTACGCTCAGAACTCGATTCAAGACACCATTGACTTCCTTGCTGCCCAGGGCTTCGACATGAGCCAGTTCGAGCAGCAACGAGACACTATGGCCGCGATTATTGCCCAGCCGTATCAGTCTGGCGAGGTTGACCATTCTGCTACGGATGCGTCGCTTGGTCAGATGGTTGATAACGCGGCTCAGGCGGTGTCGCAGGCTCAGGGTTTCCTTGGCAAGGTGCAGGCTATCTGGAACTCCATCCAGTCGTACATGGGTGCGATTGGTGGTGCGAAGTCTAAGACGGGTAAAGGTTCGTACACTCCGGGACAGAAGTCCAAGATTCGTATGCCAACCTTTGCTAACCGTAACAATGCTGCGTCAGCGTTTAGCGGCAACAACTTCAAGGCTAAGCCTTCTCGCTCCGGTGGTGGAGGCGGTGGCCGTTCGCCTCGTTCCGGTGGAGGCGGCGGTGCGGGCCGTGCAAAGAAGGAAACGAAGACTGCTGCTGAGCTTTTCGAGGACTTCCTTAGCCGCTTGAAGTCTGCGCTCGATAAGGCGTTGACTTCGTGGTGGCGTTCTACGACTGCACAGGACAATTACCGTAAGGGTCTGAACAGCCTGAAGAAGGATGTTGAGGGCACGACGAAGAAGGTTTCTGATCTTCGTAAGGAGAATGAGAAACTTGCGTCGGATATGCGTAAGAACCAGCAGGAATTGCACGATGCCGAGTTCTTCCATGCTGTCGCTGTGAAGTACGGTGACACGGAGCGCGCGCAGTCTACTCAGGTTGATATTGACGAGGCTAAGCAGAAGATCAATGAAGGCCAGACGAAGATTGCGGACAACGACAAGGAGATCGCGACTCTTCAGGCGGGACAGTTTGCGCTGAAGGGCTACACGGAGGCGGCTATCGCTAACCGTGAGGCTTTGCGGTCGTTGCAGTCTCAAATGATTGGTTTGATTGAGGCGTATGCTGCTGCCGGTCATTCGACACAGGAGATTGAGGCATACACGCAATCGCTGAAGCAGCAGTTTATTGACCAGGTTACTCAGCTAGGGTTCAACCAGGGTGAAGTGACTGAACTTGCTGGCGCTTTCGATAGCTTGACTTCAACTATTGGTCAGGTTCCTCGTGACGTGAAGGAAAATGTGACGGATAACGGCACCGTCGCTTCGACACAGGGTGCCATTGATTCGTTGCACGCTGACCCTGTGACTGTTCCTGTCCAGCCGAGTAGCCGTGAGATCAACGTCAGGGTCCGGTACCAAATTGATGAAGCGTCTTATGCCGCTGCGCTTAATGCTGCGCGGATGAATCCGCTGGGTAGTCAGAACCGCACTGTTCGTACCCGTTCTGGTAGGAACATCGGAACTCTGTATACAGGTGGTTTGCTGTCGAGCGCGAACTCTCTGCCTGGGTTTGCGGGCGGTGGCTTGTTGCCTGGTCGTCCTCCGGCTAACCCGAAGGCCGACAACCTCATGGCTACGGACGGTAAGGGTATGTTCCGTGTCCGTAGCGGCGAGTACGTGATTTCTCAGCCCGCTGTCGATTTCTACGGCAAGAACTTCATGAACGCCTTGAACACGATGCAGGTGCCTGTGTCGGCTGGCGGTATCTATGCTATGGGTGGTAGCTCTGATCTTGTTACAATTAACCCAGCACAGTTTAATCAGTTGGTGAAGGCTGTTTCTACGGCTGTCGTCCTTGATGGTCGTGCCATTAGCCAGAGCATCGACAATGGGAATATGAGGACAGGTAACCGTGGTGTCTACTAGGGGTTGCGCAACCCGCGAGGTTTGTTTCGGTGTTGGTAACGACATTATCAAGTGGTTTCCGGCACCGGATGAGTCGCCCGTTTCGACTAATGTTCATTCGGGCGACTCGCAGCGCCTCTTGAATGGTCTCGCCTACATGGGTGGCTCTGTGTATGGTGGTAGGCATTATGAGTTGTCGTGGTCGTTCTTGAATCGTGAGCAGGCTAATACGTTCCGTGAGCTGTTTATGAACAGGACGGGCGAGTGGGTGACGTATCTGGACCCGTTCTCGATGAAGAACGTTTTGTCGCCTTTGATGGGTTTGCCGTACTTGCATTACCATGTTGGTTCGCCGTTTGCGTTTAATGACTGGGGTAAGCAAGCACTGTTCCCTACGAAGGCTAACAACCCTCAGTCTGGGCATCCTGGTGTCGTGTTGAAGGGTGGTGTACTTCAGATAAACAACAAGTTCCAGTCTACCGTTGATCGTCTGAATGGGCGGCAGGTGTCTTTGGCTTTGTCGAAGGTTGGTCAGTACACTGAGCGTGTTCTTGTGCCTGAAGGCCATAAGGGTGTGTTTTTGTCGTCTGGGCCGGAAGACGGTAAGAGTCCGTTTGCGTTTAATTTCCGTAAATTGACTGGTGTCTCTGACACCTTCACTATCAATAAGAATACGGTGCGTGCACTTGATCCCGGTTTGTGGGAGGTGTCGATTCTTCCGAGGTTTGAAGGTGGTCTCGATTGGACTATGCTTCAGATCGTGCCCGAGGATACGCACATCGACACAGCCGTTAACCTGTATGAGTTCGCGTACCCTTCTGGTGGTGGAAATCTTCAGGTTGTTCCTGGCTCGGCTAGTGTTGTGACTGTGAACAACTATCGTGGTCATTACACGGCTTCTGTGACGTTGGAAGAGGTTTACTCATGGTAATGCAGGCTATTGGGTTTCCTAACAATAAGCTGACTGGCTGGTCTGTCGTTGAGGATGCTGTGTCGCTTGACCGCGATTCTACGACAGGTGGCTTCTCTGAGTATTCTCTTGAGGGTGCTGGGTATGTGGAGCCTGCGGATGTGATGACGAAGGAGATTCGTCTCGACAGCCCTGTTTTTGGCCGTACCCACGCATTTGTCCGGTCAATTACTAACACCCCTTGGTCGTGGTCTGCGACGTTGAATGACCCGTTCTATCGTCTTGATGTGTCGGCTGAGGTCAAGCATCTTCAGGGCGCTACTATGGACAAAATTGTTGCGCTTGTGTTTAAGGCTGCGGGTGTCGAGTCTCCGAAGGTGTATGTCGCTAAGCCTACTGCCGGTGAACGTAACCCCTTCCTAGCACCTAAGACTACTATCGCAACTAAGACGTATGACTTTGTTGGAGGTAAGGGCAATCTATGGACTATTCTCAAGAGCTTCTTGTCTGCTAACAACTATCAGATTACATGGATCTATGACACTATTGTTCTTTTTGAGAATCACACGGTGCTTACTCGGTTCCAGGGGTCTACTGTAGATTATTCGATTCAGTGGACGATTAACGAGCCGTTCTCGCATATTGAGTGTACGTACTACCCCACTGTCGTACACTCAGCTTCGTCTGATTATCGTTCAGGTAACAGAGGCGGCGATATACCTACTGTTGCTGGCGAGGATCGGATTAGTCTCATTCATCCTCAGCCGTCGAATAATAAGACCCCGATTGAGTCGATTAAGGCTGCTGAGGTTTTGTCTGTTGAATCGGGTGAGACTAAGGAGTTCATTCTTGAAGTGCAGGGAACGATTGATTACCTGTATTCGCAGCCTGAGTGTGTCATGCCGAGGGAAGTAGGCACTGACTTCAATATCCGTACTCGTGTCAATGGGCAGGTCTACTTCGCCCGTTCTGTGTATTCTGTTGTCGGCAAGGATAACAAGCCGATTACACCGGCGCAGTGGTATGCAGAAGGTGGCTCTCTTCACATCGAGAAGGGTGACGAGGCTAACCAGATCAAGGTGACTGTGACGGGCATGTCGAATGAGCGTCTTGCACCGTACCGTATTGCCGAGTCTGACGGTCAGACTGACTACAGCACGCTTCGCATCTATGGTCACGCTTACCTGTGTGACCAAGAGACGTTGACGTTCTACACTGGTTACCCGTATAAGACGGATGCTGTGAAGATCGACAGCATGAACCTGACGACGAAGGCTCAGGCGTATGACGCTTGCGTGTATGCTGCTCAGAGTGCTTTCGGCTATGCCGCCGAGATGGATTGGACAGGCACTATCCCCATGCACGAGTCGTATACCGATGTTGTGTACGATTTCGAGCGCGAGCCTGTGTACCTGTCCGATGTCGATGCCTTTACTGGTGCACCATTGCCGGAGAAGGCTACTGAGAAGTGGCCTCGTGGTACGACGATGCAGAAGATTATGAACGATCTTTTGGAGTTCACGAAGAACAAGCCTGTAGTGTCGAATCAGCAGGTGTTCGGTCGCATTGCTGGCACGACGGCAGTGTATGACCACTTTACGTGGCACATCAAGTCGGCTTCGTATGATGAGTCGAGTGTGAAGGCTTCGTGTGAGGCGCTTACGAGGGTGTCGGATGTTGCTACAATATTCGATAGGCCACGAGTTGCGGATTATCCTCTTGAGACTGGTATCACGCTTCGAGAGTTGACGTTGAAAGGAGTAACCCATAGTGAAGCACAATCTTCCGACCCCATCCCAGGCATGGGGAAGTGACATCGACAGGCGCGTAGCGTATCTTGAGAATGACATGACCTTGATGAAAAGCAAGGTCGGTAACTCTTATGATGCTGTGAGCGCGCTGGTCTCTACTCGTGCGGCAAATGGTGTTGCGCAGCCGTTCTATCAGGAGATGCTAGTTGAGCAGCCCGGTAGCAGCCCCGGCATTGGGGCGTATGAGGACTTGTGGAAAGCGCCTTTGGATTGGGGTAATGCTGGTTCGTTCATGCAGCTGTCGATCACGGGGTTTCTTTACATCCCTGTGATCCCGTTGACCACGGGCGAGTATATTTTTCCACAGGTTGTCACGGGTGTTCGAGACCATCTTGGTCGTGAGCGTAAACTTGTGCATGTCCCTTATGTGGTTTCAGGTCTTGCTACGGGTAGGGGTGGTCGGGGCACTGACTTGGTGATGGTGACTGGCTTGTCGTTTACTATGGTTGTTGATTACGACAATTTCCAGTATGGGACTGCTTTTATTGGGTTGAAGGGTTCCAAGGAGCATCCAGAATATATCGACAACCACAACGGCCACGCATATGTTTCCGTTCAATTCTCAGGAGTGAGGTACTAACATGGGTACAGTTAACGATCAGGGCATTTGGACTTACTCTGATTCCGACATTGTTCAGAGTTGGCCTGTTTTTATGAACCTTGGTTTCAACTCTGTCTCTGACGTTGTGAAGCAACTTCAGAAGGGCCGCGTCATTATCGCTAACAATGCGAGTGATTATGACTCTAAGCTGGCTGCTATCCGTAAGGCTGGGGCTAACAACTATGATGTCCTTATTTACCGTAAGGACACTAAAGAGATGTTGATTAACAGTAATGGCCAGCTCACTAAGATTTGGGGTGGGGCTGTCGAAACGGATTACGTGAACGAAAATGCTTCGTTTGCGGATTATAGGCGCTATGTTGCTAATGGCTCTACCGCGCGTGTTAGCCGTAATATTCGCTTGTCGAAAGCTGGACTCTGGCTAATCTCGGGTCAGATCACGGTTACTAACGACGTTGAAGCTAACGGTGCCTACCTCAACATTTTTATGATGATTGACGGCAAGGAACATAATGTTGGTGTTTTCAACACGTACGCCCACAATAAGAATGTTATGTTCGTTCACCTTGGCCCTATTGCAAAGTACGTAGATACACCTGGCAAGGAAGTGTCCGTGTCTGTCCGACTGCAAGTTGATCAGAACGCTAACCTCGGCTGGGGTGGTCTTACTATCCAGGCGACAAAGATCGGTTAGTGTGCTAGACTAGACCACGACAGTTAACCACCTCGTGCGGGTGCTGCGACTGTTGGGTGTGGCACAGAAAACCCCTCTGCTAGTTCTCCTTTCCTAGCAGAGGGGTTTTCGCTATCTCGGCCACCCGTTGTCGAGTGTCCACTTGTGCTTCAGCTCGTGAACCAGGTAGTACACGAGATGTCGGAAGGCATCACGGACATCGTTTGCGTCCTTGTAGTTCACGTCCTTACCTGTGAGCCACCACCCCAGATTCTTCAGTGTCGCGTCCTTAACCAGCCCCTTGGCCTGTGCCGGTGTCTGGTAGTGGATGTCATCGACAAACCAGTCAAGGATTGCGTTGACCTTCACGGGGGTAAGGTCTGCTGTGAACTTGTTGCTGGGTCTCAGGTCGAACTGCTCAGCCACGACAACGGCTTGAGGGTACTCGTCAAGGTAGTGTTTGATGAGTTCTGCCGTTTCGGTGTGTGTTGAGCAGATGAACTGGTCGAAGTGTAGAATCTCCACCTCTTCTTCAACATGTGCCACAACGAGGCCGGTGTTCACGCCGGGGTCAATTGCTATTACTGTCGTCGTCATTATCTTCCTCCATCCAGTTTTCGGTGATGACTGCATATCCGGTACCCATGAGCCTGTTTCGGCCTGTCGGTGAGAGACCGCCGAAAACACCAGAACGGAACTTTTTGCCGTCGATTGGTGTTTCTTCTGCTATCAGGCAGTCTTGAAGGCATTGTTCCTTGATGGGGCACTCATTACAGAAAGCTCTCACGACTGTTTCGTAGAGTGTCGGGTCGTAGAACCATTCGGTTGGTGCTCCACTACAGGGTGCCTGGTCGTAGCTTGTCACACTTCCTCCCAATTGTTGCCGACCTCTGCTTCAGCCACGAAGGGCACGCGGTCAAAGACGAGTGTTGCTGCCTTGGACATTTCGCGTTCCATCATTGCTCCACATTCTGAGACGTGTTCTTCCGGGCACTCGATGTAGATAGCATCATGGACGAGGCCGACGATCTTTGCGCCGTACTGTCCTACTTGCTTGTTGACTTCGATTGCTGCGTGGAGGCAGATGTCATTTGCTGTTGACTGCGGAACGAAGGCTAGTGCTTCGTTCTGTGTCGAGTTGTAGTTTGCGTCCGCAACAAACAGCGGGTTGAATGTGAGGCCGAACTTGGTTTCTCGCTCGTGGTCCTCTTCTTTTCGTCCGACACTATGACGTACCCGCGCCTGCCAGTCTCGCAGTCCAGCGTATGCGTTGAGGTATTGGTCAACAACGTGTTGTGCGTTTTCGATTGGTTGTTCAAGTGCGGTTGCAATGGCTGCTACGCCTCGTCCATAATTAAGTCCGTACACTGTACTTTTAACCAGTGCGCGCTTGTTCTTTGCAGTCTTTGGCTGTTCATGCTTGAACGCCTCGTAATCAGCAATCGTTGGATAATCAGACGGCCAAATCTTCGTCATCAAGTCATCGAAGAAATCAGGTGCGCCCGGCTGGAAGGCAGCAATCATGGCTTCGTCGTCTGCAAGCTCAGCGACAGTACGTAGCTCAGCCTGAGAGTAGTCGCAGCTCACAATCTTATTGCCTGGCTCAGCAATAAGGGCACGCTTGATACCACTGTCGCGCCCCATCGTCTGAATCGCCGGGCCTTTAGCTGACAGGCGACCCGTCTTAGCCCCGTGAGGCAGATAGTACGGGTGGATACGTCCATCCTCACCGACCTTACGCCGCACGTTAGCAATGAATGAGCCAATCACCTTAGCAGCATAGCGGTACTCAAGCAGAGCGTCGATAAACTCCACTTCCTTACCGCCACGGCGCAGCTTCTTCAGGTGGTCTGAGTCGAACGACGGGGACGACACCCCCTTAGCCTTGAAGTAGTCCTTGATCTGCTTAGGTGACTGTGGGTTGAAGTCCTCGCCCGCGTGCTCACGTAGTGTCACAAGGTTCTCGTCACACTGACGCTTGTACTTTTCTTCCAGATCATCGAGAGCATCGAGCGACACCGCAACGCCGTTCATCTGCACGTCGTTGAGAACCCCCGTGACCTGCATACGGTAGCGGTAGTAGTCGTACTTGCCACTGTTCTTGAGCATCGGAAGGAAGTACTCGTACAGCTTGTAAGTCCACACAACGTCTGCCAGGTTGTACTCGTAGAGTTTTTCGCGTGGAATGTTCTCGAAGTACGCTCCACCCTTCAGGTAGGATTTAGCGTCAGAGTCCCAGTCTTCAGCACGCAACCAGCGGCGAGCGAGAGGCTTCAAGCCATGCTCACCGGCCAGGTTGTCGAGCACGAAGTGCATGAGCAGCGTGTCCTCATGATGGTACACACGGATACCCAATCGCTTCGACAGGTAAGGCATATCGAACGTGCCGTTGTGACAGATGACAGTGCAGGTGTCGCACAGTCGCTTGATAAGCTCTGCCGCCTTGTCGGTCTCAGCGAGCTCTTCAGGGATGACGACACCGAACTTGCCGTTCCACAGGGCGATAGAGAGGATGCGTCCAGCAGCAAAAGTGTCTTCGTCAATGTTGCCCGCTGATTCGATGTCGAGTGCAATCAGTGTGCCCGGCTTGAACGTGATGTCCTCGCCCTCCCAGATCACCCAATCTTCGCCTTGCTTTAGACCAAGCTGCTCTGCACCAAGGTAAGCGTACTGCAATGCCTGAGCGAGGAACAGACCAGCCTGCGGGTTAGTGACGATCTGCTTAGGTGAGAGCGTCTTGTATGCCTTACCCTTGTAACCCTTGACTGTGCCGAGGGTGATCTTAATGTCGTCATCGTTCACGTCATCAGTGATTTCGACATGCACGTCCTCTGAAAGGCCGGACACCACGAGCGCCCGCCTAAGAAGAATCTGTGCAAGAACAGGCAGCTTGTCACAGTCTTCGGTTAGAACCTTCATACTTGCCCTCCCGTGTACTTAATGAATCGTTCGTTATTTGTTTTCCCCTTCACGACTTCTTGGATAACTCCACGTGCCTGGGCATATGTGATGATTTCCTTCAGTTCACGCATACCACTGATTTCAGACTGGAACTTCAACATAAGTTTCGGAATCGAAACCATACCGTTGTCGGTGCGCGCAACGAAGTTAATGAGCTTATCGACCTTGTTGCTGAAGTTACTGTTCTTCACGTGGTGAATGAACACCTCGTTAGAAGACAACCAGATGGACGCAAGAGAGATAGCCTTGAGCATTTCCCTCATCGTGACGACGACAGTACCCTTCGAGTTGGGGCCGTTATACATGGCAAGCAGCGCCGCAATACGCAGAACAGAGAACGTCATACGCTCAGTGCCAGGAAACAGCTCACGGCTGTTCAGCATGTGTCGCTCGGCAAGCACCTTAGCCTCTTCCGAGAACTCAATCCACCGCTCGAACACGCCATGCTCGAACTCGACAGGGATACGGACTTCCTCGTTCTCCATGCGTTGCGTACGACGTGCGTTGAACGTTGTGTCAAACTTGCTCACAGACTTGATGAGGTTCGACAGCATGAAGTCACGCTGCTTGTCCTCAATCTTGCCTGTCGATGCGCTCACGGTTACGAGCTTGACATCTTGAGACGAGGTGATGTACTTGTCTCGGTCATCAATAACGACAAGGCAGCGAGGCGTGAAGCCAGACTCCACCTTCTCGGTCGTCAGGTGCTTAGCTGCCTGGTCCAAGATGCCTGTCCCGTAGAACGTCATGTAGTACGGGGTCGCTGTCTGGTAGGCGACCTTGCCGCCCTTGTCTTTACGCGCGACAGCCGGAATGTAGCCGTCGTAGCTCTTGGTGAGGAACGGCATCATTGATGCCATATAGCTGTTCTTCTGCGCCGCGTGTGCGAAGAAGTCCTGTACCTCGTCAATTGCGAAGAGGCCGCTCTCTTTTGGCTTGGTGCGCAGATATGCGGACAATGCCTCGCCTGTCGAATCTTCAGGCGCAATGAAAGCGTCAGGCCCCTTGCCGATACCGACAGCCACGTCTCGCATCATGGACTCAGCGAGACGTAGTGACGTTGACTTTCGGGACTGGGTTGTACGTCCCAGAACCAGGAAGTACAGGTTGAGTGGCATCTTCTGCACATTAATAGGGAGGAAGGCGTACTTAGCAAACATGGACGACAGGATAGCGAGAGCGCCCGCGTAGTGGAACTGCTTAGGTGCCATTGCTGACTTGGTTGATGCCCATGCTGCGAACTGATCGACAAAGAGGCCCATCGGTTCTTCTTCGCCTTCGTGCAGGAAGTCAACGTCTTGAAGGGTGAGTTCGCGTGCTTCACTCAGGAGGTACGAGGCCCCGATACGGGTTGATGCTTCAAGGTCGTTCTCGGTCGGGCCGCTGTGCTCTGCCTTCCAACGTGCATAGTCACGGTTGATCTGTTTCCAGAGGTATCCGTCTCCGCGTCCGTCTGCCTCGAACTTGTTGAACTCAGTGGCACGCACAACGGCAAATGCTTCAACAATTGAACAACCTTCTTCCCAGAGAGCACACTGAAGATGGTACATCTTCGAGCTACGGTCCTCTTCGGTGTTGAAAGAGTCGTCCGTAGCCAGGTCCGTAATGTAGCTACGGTTCACCATGCCCAACACCTCAAACATGCTGGGGATGTCAGTGGGGAAGTCTTCTTCCTCAATGCCCATACGTTCGACAGGTGGGTACTCAGCCGCAAACTCAGCTGCGGTGATCGCCTCGTCGTTAGTAGCAAGAGTAATCTCCCAGGGCTTCACCTTCTTGAGGTTGTGCGTGAAGGGGACGCGGAGCTTCTTCGACAGGGGCCAGCCTCGGTCCATGCCGTCGTTCTTGTGTGCTTCGTAGAGTCCTCGTGAGAGTGCTTCGAGCATGTCATTGGACAGGTCGGCGGCATCTTCAAGTAGCCAGTATCCTTGCCAGTGCTTTTCGCTGGTCTGGACGGTGATAGAGGGCTTGACCTTCAGCTTGTCGAGGGGGCAGTCGTCGCCGTCTGCCCAGACGCACGCTGCCTTGGTCACGTTGTCCTTGGCTGCGTGCCTCGTGTTCGACAGGGCCGGGGGCTTGGTGTAAAGGAAGGGAGAGTAGTATACGTCCAAGTCGGCGTTAGCCTCGGCGTATGCCACCATCTTGTCGAGCTGCGCTGGCAGCTCAAACCACCGGAAGTTAGTGAGACCACCCATCGGACCCTTGAGGATGATGGGTGTCCAGCCTTCACCGTCTGGGAGGACTGCTTGGAAGAACTCTTTGAGGTTCATTGCTCTCCTTTCTGCTTGTATATAGTACGGCGGGCCGTACCCTGGTGTCAAGATACGGCCCGCCTGTGAAGATCAGAGTTCGATCCGAGAAGCCTTCTTCTTAGACTTCTTCTTGGCCTCGTCCCATTCGACCTTCTTGATGTTGTTGCGGGCGCGAGTCTCACCGTTATACTCGGACTCCTCAATCGCAACAGTGATCGTAGCGGTCTTACCCACCAGGTCAAGTGCGACCTGATTGAAGTAGTCCTCGGTACGACCAGCAGGCTCTTCAGGCCAGGCGTTGCCGGATGCCTCGCAGAACTTGGGCAAGTCCCAGTGGAGGCCCTTCTTGGTGACGAGGACGAGCCAGTAGCGAATCTGGCGTGCCGCGTGGTCGCCCTCGTTGACAACGAAGTCCACGGTATACATGGGCTTGCCAGACTTGGACTCTCCCAGCTCGCAGGAATCGACAGTCACCTTGTACTGGCCTTCGGGCAGCGGCTCAAAGGACATGGACTCAGCGACATCCAGGGACATAAGCTCGTTGAAATTGATTGCCATGTTAATCAGTTCTCCTTCTTGTCAGTGTTGTAATCTTCGATGGTTTCAGGGAGCCACCCGAGGGCGGCAGTTCGCTTGTAAGTAACGATTGCGTCAGGCTGTGGGAACTTCCCGGTGTTGATGCGGTACAGGATGGTCGTTCGACCAACTCCCGTGCGCTCAGACGCATCATTAATAGAGAGGTACCTAGTCGTCATTTTCTTCCTTTACTTCCTGTGTTTCACAATGCTCATGGACCCAACCCATGATCTTCTCCATTGTCGTGTTTCCAGACATAGACGGCATCGGGTCAAACCGCGTCTTTGCCAGCACTTCAGACGGAGACCTTACAGTCATGACTGTGACCAACTCTTCATTGTCATCGTCTCCAACATCCTCCCATGTCATACGAGCAATGATGTCGAAGATACCTGGCAGTTTCTTGAGGCTTTGCTTGCCCTCAAATGATGGTCCGATAAGCGACAGCCGGGAAACGTCGTTTACCTCGCGCGCCTCATGTGTGATACAAATGATGTTCAGTCCGAGGTCAAAGCTGATCTTGTTAACAAGATCAATGATCTTCTCGTAGGTGGCATCCCACATGGCAAAACTGTCATTGGGCTTTGTGCTCTTGAAGTGGAACTTGATTAGTTCCTGCAAGCGGTCAATGGTGTCGATGACAATTGTCTTGAACTCCATGTCCTTATTCTTGCTGATCTCAACCAGCAGTTCCGCGAATTGCTGGTAGGAGGCAGGCTGGACGACCAGCATATTGTCCAGGTCACCATACTTGGCTGCTGGTGCGGTGCCACGCTCCAAGTCGATGTAAAGAACTGGTCCCAGCTCTTCGACCTTAGAGGCAGAGACAGCAAGCGAGGTCTTTCCCGTTCCAGACATACCGTAGATCAGCATCTTGATCTTAGGGGTAGTGATGCGGGGGTCGGACACTTCGATGTTGAGGTTCTTGAGGAACGAGTCGAACTTTCCCATGTTTCTCCTTTCTTTTAGCGCTTGAAAGCGCAGTAGTAACAGCCGGGGTGGCTGTCGAGTTCTCCCAGGTTGTCCGGGTTGTTGGTGGCCCACTTGAAAATCTCGTTGGCGCGTTCCAGGACAGCCAGGGCGGCTTCTCGGTTGTACTTGAAGCACAACTCGTGAGTTGCCGTTGTGACAGATTCTATCGTAGCATCCCTGGGAAACAAAATCAGGGAAGTGTGATTCACCTCATAGCCAGCGTTCTCCATACCCAGACCATACAACTGCATCTGGTAATAGTACTTTTTGAGCTGGCCTTCGGTCATCGAGTCCGAATAGAACTCAGGGTTACGTTCCTCATCGAAGAACGTTGCAGACGAGAAAGCCTTGATCTTCTTCTTCGACAAGACCTTGTAATCAACAACATGTCCGCCCCTAAGATCAAACCCGTCAGCAGTCCCACGAATCGCTCCATACCCTTCAATCTCGCCAACTGTTACCTTTGTTTCCTTCAGGTAATCTTCTAGCCCCAGTGTCGTCTCAAGGTACAAGTGGAAAGCGGTCCCAATCATCGGGGCAAGAGGGTACGTCTTTTCCTCCACATGCACACCTAGCAGCTTTTCTGCCAAGCAGCGCTCACACAGGTCTCCCAGCTCAGACGGACCAACCTTACGTTGCTTGTCACGCTCAGATGGCTTCGTCAACTCCCGTACAATACGGTCGTAGATTTCACTCACGCTCTAACCACCTCCAATACTCTGCCTCTTTCAGTACGTACATGTTCCACGCAAAATTATGCAAGTCATCTAGTGGAGACTCAATGAGAACCAGAAAGTCTCCCGGTTCGAGAACCTTGCGCAATGCTCGGGTACCAATGCCCGGCATTGTCGTCGTACGACACATGATCTCATTTCCCTTGACATACCACCCCGTCTTCTCAATCTTGTTCAGCTCAATAGCCGTGAACATACAATCGGGAGGTACCTGCAAGACTAGCTTATTCTTCCCCACGATGAACACCCTTCGACAATCCCTCCAAAAGTGCTGTTGCCTCGCTCGAATTGTTGTAGTCCCCGAGGTACACAACCTCCACGATCTCAGGGCAAGACGAGATAAGATGCGCGCAACCACGACACGGATAGTGGGTCACGTAGAGCGTGTACTCACTCCCATGTTCCTTCATCTGTCGAATCGCGTTGCGCTCAGCATGGATAGTGTTGACGCAATGGTCATCGACAATCCGGTGGCCTCCCGTGTCGCACGGCTCAAGGCCGTGTGGTGTCTCGTTGAACGCACGCGACACAACCTGTCCCGTCACTCGATCAACGATCACGCACCCCACGTGAGCACGGTCACAACGGGACTTAGCGGCCTCGTCCCTGGCGGCTCGAATGTACTCCCTCACTTGGAAAGAATCTCCCGCTGTTCACGAGTCATACACTCAGACCACGCAAGAATCTTCCGGGCGAAGTCAGAGAAGCCTCCCGTGTCATTCAGCAGACCTGGCATGTTCTTCTTTCGGTAGCCTTGGAACGCAAACCTATCCCCAGCCTTGTACCGCAGCAGACGACACATTACAGACGTGCGAGACACAACCAGGTTGTCGTCCCCATCATTGACCAGACCAAGCAGAGCCATACCATTCAGTCGGTAGGTGTACTTGAGTTCATCTGGCTCAGGGATGTCGGCCACGTCAAAGCCGCACTCTCCTGCAATGTCATCCGTCCACATGATCGACAGGTCCATAGGCTTAGCATCGGCAATGTTAATATGCGCCGACACCATCTCACGGGCATTACACTTCAAGTCTTCCACAGACGGGACGGTGAACACACGATTGTCGAACGGGTCAACAACTAGCATTTCATCCTGTCCGGTCCAGCGCTGAGCACAAACCTGACCCTTGTCTCCAAGCAGACGCAGTTTGCCACCCGGCAGGGTGCCAGTACCAACGACAGTGCCGCTGGGCGAGGTCACGAGGCCGTCTTCAATTGGAAGATACTCTCGCTGGACATAGCGGTTAGGAAGGTTCTCCCAACCAAAGCCAAGGATAGGCGCGTAGATTTCCTTAATCGTTACGGGCAATTTCTTCTCCCTTTTCGTAGTAGTGGAACTCAATGACTGGAATGTACTCCCGTGTCACGTAGTCAAGCTGGTCTGAGTAGTAGTAACGAGCGCCGTCAAGGATAATGCTTACATGTTTCTGCATGAACCAGCGCTCGTTACCACTGGAATTGTAGTACAAATGCAACTCCTGGCTGTCATTGACAGCCTTATCGTAGTCGCAAATCTCTACTGACACGTAGGCTTGCCATGTGGGGTTAATGGCGTGGATACAGACGACGCTCCCGTCCTCAAACTTCAGCCAAGTGTCCTTATCCTTCATCCAGTATTCAGCGACACTCTTCTTCAGGAGGGCAGAGACTGTCTTGTGGTTGAACTCAATAATCTGCATGGTCTAGCCTCCTTTCAGCCAAGATTAGTAATACTCTTCAGCACGACAATGCCGAGAATTGCAATGAACACCCACAGAATAGCGAGTAGGGCAACATAGCCGACAAAGGCCCATACAACCCACATAAAGTAGGACGGGAACCAGACTCCCACAACTGCGAACAGGATGCAGAAAATGAGGCGAACAGTCCCACTGTAGTTGCGCCTGGTATCGGTGTTGGTATAAGTCTTCATGTTTGTTCTCCTTTGGTTTGTTGGTTTGTTGGTTTGTTGTTATCTGTTGTGGGAGCCGTTGTGAATAAGCCAAGGGCAGAGTCCCACTTCAGCAGCATCGTCAATCTCTGTAAGAAACTCCAATGGTGTGAATGTCTCACCAAACCCATCCACCCAGCACCCAGTACCACGTAATGCAGCTTCTTTAATGCAAAAGATGTAACACTTGCCTGCAAGTCTCACGACAGTACCTCGCTGCATCAGCGTTAGGTATTTTGTATCGGTGGTGAACCCAGCATCAGCGCCGACAAAGACGGGCAAGATCGTGTTGCCAATCTTCTTATATAACTCCCAGCTATCATCGTACAAGTCATTCCAATCCATTGTTTTCTCCTTTCAATTGTGTTGTTTTAGATTAGTCCAGATGCCTTCAGCTTGTCAAACCGTTCCTGCAAGCGTCCCAGAACACGGTCATCTACCGTGTCGGTCGCCTGAATCAGGAAACGGTTAACAGGCTGTGTCTGTCCCTGTCGGTTGAGTCGTCCCGTCGCCTGTTCGTTGATCACAAGGCTGTTAGACTGGCTCAGCCAAATCTCAGTATGGCATACTCGCTGAAGTCCGTCAACGCCTTCAGACATGGCCTCGTGCTGCGCGACAATGACGCGCACGTCCCCGTTAATCATGGCATGGAAGTCACCACGCGACTTACCAGAAACTTCAATGGCCTTAATCCCGGCTTTCTTCAGACGGTACAGCGCCGCCTTAATGAACTTTTGCGAGTGTACCCACACGACGACAGGTTCATCTTCAGGCAGGTCAGCAATAATATCCATCATTGCGTCGAGCTTGGAAGACTTACAATCTTCCTTGTAATCGACAGTCCCTTCCTCGTTGAACGAGGGGACTCCCAGCGTCATCTGTCGCAGACGTAGATCAAGTTCCATCGGGATGCTCAGTGCCAGCGGGTTTTCTCCCAGGAACGTGAGTGCCTTCTGTTCCAGATCGTCATACATCTTTCGCTGCGTGCGAGACAGTTCGACTTCCACGCGGTGAATAATCACGCCGGGCAGTTCAGGGTTAGCCTCGGCCTGTGAAACCTCGTGATACGAGGGCGCTCCACGACGGACCATACCGGGGGAACGTTCTCCCGAAAAATCTTTCCCGTACGCAGACCATGGGTTGACTTCCACCTTGAAGAACTTTTCGCAAAAGTCCCAGTAACCGCCGTAGTGGTTAGGCCATAGGAACTTCAGCGCGGCCCAAATGTTGCAGGGCTTGTTCCCAGCGGGTGTCGCACTCAGGGCAAGACGGTACTGTGCCTTGATGTGTCGTGCCACGTCAAAGTTGAGGCTAGAGTGGTTGCATGCGCGGTGCCATTCATCGGCAATAACCATCCCAAACTCTACACCGTAGAACGGCTTAGGCATGGACTTGTAGACGTACTTTTTGGCCCGTCCGTCCCAGCGCTTTTCCTTATTCCGCGAGCGCATAAGCTCCCAGGTAATAAAGTACACGCCGGGCTTGCGTGCTTCCAGATCGTCCCACACTGCAAGGGCAGTCTTAGTTTTCTTACCGGACAGTGTGCGCATGTCAATTCCGGCGAGCGTCTTCCAGTGGTTACGCCAACCGGACTCAGTACGGACAGGGGCGACAATGAGGATAATCTGTTCCCCGATAGCGCTACCGAAAGCGTTGAGGGCGTTCCACACGCTCATTGCCGTCTTGCCTGTTCCCAGGCCCGCGCCTACCAGGCCCGTGTACGGCGTTTTACTGTTCGCCAAACCTTCCAGTACACGTTCCTGGTAGGCACGAGGCTTGAATGTCATTTAGTAGATCCTCCAAGTAATCGTCTGCGTAGTTTCTTCCATTCCAAGACATAGCATTGCATTGAAAACAACTTGGAACCCTAGCTTGTCGAACACTTCCTGAATAGCCGTGTTCAGCTCATCGTCCTCGTACCTGATAAACCCAAAGTAATCGACCTTGCCAAGGTAGGCGAGGATGCACAGACTGTCGTCATATAGTTCAGCACAAACCTCATAGCCTTGTTCATTCAGGTATTCCACTGTCTTTTTTGTCCCACTTGCTTACAAGACGGTGAATAGCATCTTCCACCTCGCGTATACAAGTGTCGCTATATACCTTAGTCAACTCTTCCATGTTCATTAGTTAGCCTCCCTAATCATGTTGACCTGTTCCTTGGTAAGCCGGGCGAGAATACGCGGTCCCGCAATGACACCGATACCCATATCAAAGTCATGCGACACAACAATACCTGTCCCGTCTGCCAACACCTGAATATAAGCGTTGTCCATTAGTCAAGCTCCCTTGCAATAATCGTAGCGTAGAACACACCATCCCGGACGATGCCCTCCGCGTATTCCGTTTCGTACAGACTGTCCCTGTCGAACGTAGCGACAATACCCGTAGGCAGTTCGACAGCCGTGTCAGGGCACACAACAAGCATTTCTTCAGCCTGTATCCACATGAACGTACCATTCTGTGGGTGCTTGTCGTAGTCAACAAAACCAAACTCTTTGACCTTGTCGGTAAGCCACTCCCAGAACAACTCGCTATTGTCCCAATACTCCCATGCGTTGTAGTAGTCCGTCTCGCTATCCTTAGAACGCGGGTAGTCCCCAATTTCACGCGCGCAGAATAGCTCATCGAACGTATCGCGTTCACATTCACACCAACAGAAAACCCCGTCCAATACGTAGTGTGCAAACATTAGTTATTGCTCCAATTCTCTCGTGCATTGTTAACAATAGTTTCAAGGGATGCCCCATCACCCTTATTCAGGAACAGTTCTATCGCAGTTTGCGGACTGTCGGCATAGACAGCTGATACAGTCTCTTTATTAGCCATATCAATAACCTGCCACACATCGTTCACGTCCCACATCTCACTGTAGTGGAACCATTCTTCAGCGGTACCAAGGGACTTATGGACGACAAACAGGCATCCATAATCCTCGTAGTAATCGTAGTCCTGCCAACCCTCAAACTTGAAGTGCTTGCAGTAGTCACCACTCAGGATGCTTGCAACCATATCCCCGTCCACACTTACACCATGTGCTTCACTGAAGCGCATGACAGTGCTATAGGGTGTAGGCTCATCGTCGTAGTCTGACCAGTCCCCAAACATGAACATATCGGTATTACCGACTAGTTCAATAGGTTCAACCGCATCTGTGTCACGCATGACAACATAAATGTTTCCATTGTCTGCCTTGAATACACACGTATCGTCAAACTGTTGTGCAATAACTTCAACGCTCATTAGTTGTTGTCCCCGTTCACTAGGTAAATGTTTATGCCGTTAGGCAATTCAATTTCCGCGCCGACTCCCAGATTATCGTGGATAATTTCGGCGGCGCGCATCTGTCGCACGGACTCGTGCCACATGGTTGAGTATTCAACCAGCTCATGATCTTCAAGGGACCGGGCGACGGCCTCAACCTGTTCAACTGTGTACCCACCGTCGCCCGTCCCGTATTGCTTCCAATTCATCGGAACGTCGCGTACACGTCCGATACAGTAGTAGCGGGCGACAGATCAATCGGAAGATCAAGCGCGGCAAGTTTCTTAGTATTCAACTTAGGCTTGTCATAAACCGACTCACGCACTGCCTTTGGCAGTTTCTTAAACGCGGGCAATGCTTCTACAGCCGCCGCGTTAATCGTCTTCCTAACGGCAAACGTAACGCGCGTGTCGCCTACCTGAATCTTATCTCCCGCGTTGAACTGTGCGCACAGTTCCGCCTTGAGTGCGTCCCGTGCCTCGGTCAGGGCGCTAATCTCGGCGTTCAGCTTGTTAATCTTGTTGACGAGGGTTTCAATGTCAGTCATTGTTGTTCTCACTTTCGTTGTAGTATTTTTCGGTGTTGTGACAGTAGATGGCGACAGGGGCAAGGATAGTCAGTAGAACTAGCGTGTAGTAAGCGACGGCGAACATTAGATAATTGGCCTAACCAGCTTCAACAGTCTGTGCATGTTGATACCCTCGTCCACATACGTTTCCCATTCCTCGGGGCACAGTTCCTTGGCAATGTCGCTTACCTTAAGAGTTTTGCCAAGCAACCTAACGTCGCCGTACTTGTTATTCAGGGCCGCTTCAGCTGCGTTCTCGAAATAGTCACGGTCAAGCAACAGGCCGTCACTACTCACGTAGTCATATTCACCGGGTACAACACCTAGTTCCATAGCGTAATAGGCGAGCTTGTTGTCAAAGTTAGTCAGCTTGCTAGCGTCAACTGTAGTCATGTTGTTTTCTCCCGTTCTCACTTGTACTCGTTAATGTAGTGTCGGATAGCATCTTCCTCGCTATCGGCATAGATACTTGCCAGAGAGTCGCCCGTGGTTGTGTCCGACACAACCCATACGTTGCCGTCTGCCCATTCATTGTATACATGCACAAACGATTCAAGGTAATCTTCAGGACCGCCGACAATAGCGACAAGTTCACGACTACTACCAGCGCGGTCAATGCGCACGTTAGGGTTGTCAATTCCACACGCCTTGCAAGCGTTCTCCCATGCTTCAGTGGTTAGGTCGCTATCGTGACTAAACTGGTTGCGCATAATATCGAGTACGTCCCATTCAGCCCCATCGGACGGTGCATAGGTAGGGATGGTAGTACGGCTGTAAGTATCGAGAGTAATCATTTCTACCGTGTCGTACCATTCAGTAGGGCACTCTGCGTCAATATCTTGCATCACTTGGAAAGTGTGCCCATCATGCTCCCATTCATCGGGAACGTTGATAGTGTGTGCAAACTGTGTCTGAATCATTGTTTTCACCTTTCGGCTTGGTTGGTTTGTACTTTTAGTCTAGCAGGTTGGCAGTCATTCTGCCATGTTGACTAGCTCACACAGCTGTGAGTTAGCATCCCAGATAAACATATGTGCGTAGCCATGCAGGAAACGCATATCGTCAAGGGTCATACCCTCGCTATCGGACTCCCAGTACCAATAAATGCTATTGTCAGCGGCATTAGTGCGACAACGCCACACGTACCCATTAATGTTGACGTACAAACCGCTAGGCTCATTCTCAGAGAATAAGTCAAGTAGTCCCACAAACTCATAGCCACGTTCGATAAACCAATGGTTAATCAGCGATAGGTCCCATCCTTGGTTAGGATCAACATACCCTGCCACGTGTTCCTGCATGGACTCTAGCGGGTAGTAGTGGTCACTAATGATGCTTAGCAATTCTTCCCACATACTAATTAGCTCCCAAAGCCATAGGCGATAATATCTTCCAGGTAATCAACAGCGTTGTTGATTACAAAGTCTTCCCACTCTGCGCTATTGTTGACATTATCCAGGGTTTCCTGATAGGACTCCCACAACCCATCTTGCACGTCATTACCGTTGAAAATACGCCCCTTGTAGGGCAAAATAGGGTCACTTTGTGAACCTCGCCATTCAAAGCCGATACCGGGGATACCGTACCAATTGGGCAATTCATTGTATGACATAGTTCTACCTTTCGGTGTCGTTGTCGCTAACCACCTTGGTTAGCATCGTTCCCTAGGCAGGGGTTGAACCTGCATTTACCTACCGACAGGCTAGGGACACCCTTTCTAGGGTCTAGTATTCTTCCAGAATGAGAACGCAGTCACCGGACACAAGCGCGTCATACACGGGACCGATCTTGTCAATACGTTCTTCGATTGTCTTGGTAACCAGTGGTTCACCAAGTGTCGCCGCATCCTTGCGCAGTGCGTCAATATGGGCTTCAAGCGCGATACGAATAAAGTCCAGCTGTTCCCAGGTCAGTTCCATTTCTCAGCCCTCAATCTCGCTCATGACTACCGCATCGGACAGGCCATCAAGGGCAGTTACCACCGCGTCAATAGCGGCAAGCACGCTAGGATTATCGCCGTAGTCCGCTCCCATCTTGCGGAACGTAATCTTGGTTGCCGTCGCCGTCTTGATAACCTGCATGGTGTTCTTGTTGACTCGCATTGTTGTGTCTCGCTTTCTGTTTGTTGTTTGCTTAGGCTTTGTGCCTATGTTTCTAGTGTAGGTTGTTGTTAGCTTGTTGTCAACTCGTTAGAGTGTGTTGTGCATCACGGGCACTAACGTTGCGTCGGCAAAGCTACTCATAGGATGCGCGCGCATACTCTCGAAAGTCTCCCAGTCGGGGCGCATATGTTCGCGCCACATGCTGATAATCTTGGTAATGACACGTTTCTCATGTGGTGTGAGTGTAACATCCTTGTAAACGTACACAACGCCACTAGGATTAAACTTGAAGATAATTTCGGTTGTATCTTCCCGCGCAACCCAATAACTAATCCAATTGCGTGCTAGGTCATTGTGATTCATCGTTAGGTACAACTTAGAACCAAGACTAACAGACTCGCTAACGATCTGGTTAGGGTAGACACCTTGCAAAGCGCTTGTAATCGTCATTTTAGGCGACCTCCCTAACGTTGATAAACTGTTCGCCGTTACCGCTAATGCACTCCCTGTCGCACTCGCGATTACACGCCTTGTAGAGTGCGTCCCAGTCAACACGGCCAACCATTGCCGACACGAACCGGCGTAGGTGCTTGCTGGTAGTTGTCGAGTGGTGGAACGCGTCCCTATGAACAAACGTTTCCCAGTCACCATTTTCATTCTTGTTCACCCTTGCAATGCGCGTTGTGTAGGAATACACGTCAAACCGGCAATTGGTAAACGGGTGGTTTGCAGCAATGTTGAAAATCTTAGCGACAGGTAGGAACCCGTCGCCAACACGGCCCGCCATAATGTCATAGGCGGCACTGTCGATATCGTCAAGAATACCCATTGTCTTTCGTCTTTCTGTGTTGTAGGGACGGCGCGTATTGGGCCGCGCCGTCCCCTTGGTTGGTCAGTACTGCCAACCGTCTTTGTTTGTGTCTGTCTCGAATTCACGCAGCGTTGCGCCAGTCGGATAGTAGTCATCGTAGGCGCTGATATCGCGCATGATACGGTCCATTTCGCGGCGCTCACGGGCGCGGATACGCTTAGCGATATCGCGGCGATGCTTGGTGAACAGGGAGGACTCACGGCGAAACTCGCTAGGATGCCACGCAACGCCGCGTGCCTCTTTGACGTGCCAGGGGTCAGTCTTGAAAGTGTGTGCCATGTCAATTAACCTTTCGGTTTGTTGTTGTTTGTGCGACTTGTGTCGCATCGTTCCCTGACTGGGAATTGAACCCAGCTTTATACTCACCATTAAGTCAGGGAAGTTGAAAACTAATCGTTTTCGTACGTGTAATTCACAATTTCGCGCGGCCCTGTGTAATACGCGAACTTGTAAACGTGGCGCTCGCGGCCATCGGGACTAGGGACGGTCACACTAACGGGTAGGTAGCCATGCTCCGTGTAGGCGTAACCGCGTCGCTCACCTGGGAACTCAGCAGCAAAGAAATTGCGCAGGTTATGGGGCTTGAAGTCTTCTTCGGTTTCATCGTGTCGGACCTTAGACCACCGCCCGCTAGGGGTACGGTACTCGGTCCATCGGGTGACTGTTGCGTATGTCGTGTCTCGCATTTTTGTTGTCTTTCTGTGGTTGTTGGTCAGTAGAGTTCGCGTGTGTCAGCATCGACACCGAGGGGCATGTTAGCAAGGTCGCTGTTGCTCACGTAGTACAGATGCCCGTCAGGTGCAAGCCAGACGCTCACTGCCCATCGCGGGGCAAAAATCACGTCTTCACCTGCGTACAGGGTTTCAGCATGTGCCCATACCGACAGTGCGCGGGCCTCATCGTCAATGGTGAGCCTGATCATTGTTTTTCACCTTTCGGTTTGTTGTTTGTTGTTGGCTCTAGTCTATCGGCTTGGCTCTGAGTTGTCAACTCGAAACCTTGTGACTTGCATCTCATTTGGGCTTGCGTTGTCTCTCGCTTGCCGATAACTAAAGATTAGTACGGCGCTAGTACGTTGTCAACATGAAAACATGTGATTAGGGACACATTGTTTAAGTGTGGGTGTTAGCGGGTAGGAATAAGGAACGCGCGCGTGAATAGTACGTTGTTTGTTGGTTGTCAATAGTTTGTTGGTGTGTCGTTGGTAACAACCTAGGGCCGGTGTCAAGTGAATTGGTGGTTGTTTGACATCTCACAATGTGGATAGTTTTATGGTTTGAGTGGCGGTTAGGGGGGGAAGTATGTTACACGCGTAGGCATGTGCGAGGGAATTGGTGGGTTAGGGGTAGTGGTGAGAGTGGGAGGGGGGTGTTTAAGGGGTCAGGAAGGGGGGTAGGAGGCGTTTTCAGGGTAGGGGTAGTGTCTTGGCCTAGCTAGGGGGGTAAAAGTCGCTGAGAATGGCTTAGGTGAAATGATAGGACAATTCAGGAAGGGAAGGGGTGCATAATTATGCAGAGGGTTGCATATTATGCACAAAATTGGGTTTTTGACCTATTCATACCCGCGCGTACGCCTATAGACGTTAGTGAAATAAATAATAATAAATAATAAATATATATATATAGTATATAAGTGTATTAGTATAGTAATTCTCTTGTTACAATGCATAATGCATTACGTAATCTCATTTTCCGTGTTTACGCTTATACGCTTGAGTGTATACACACAAAGCATTTTGCATAGCAGCAATAGATTTGAGGGGGTATTACGCGGGGCAATTTTTCGGGGGTGAGTGTGTTGCTAGTTGATGCTAGTTCGTGTTGGTTGGTTATGATGCGTTGGGTAAGGCATGGGGTAGTTAGGTTAGGGGCAGGGTAGTTTAGTTAGGTAAGCCTAAGTTATGTTAGCTAAGTTAACTTAGGTTGACCTAAGTTTTGTTAGTGGGTTTGTCCGTGGTTTGGGTACGGGGTTAGGGTGAGCTGGGTCACAAAATCGGTATGCGGCATGCATAGAATGAGGACCGGGGTCCGCTAGTGGGTAGGCGGGCAGGTAGCTAGAAACTCGCTTGACAGGTGGGATTAGATGCGCGCTTTTTGGGCAACTAAAAAATCAAATGCTTATGAGTGTAAAGTTAGGAAGGGGTGTCATACCCGTTTGCACGCACCCTGACTATTGGCCCATACCCGTTTGTGTATTTCTCCCCCATAGAGTGGGTCAGATCACACGCTACCTTGTTGACTTCAACCGTCTACCCTTCTATACTTAAAGCATCAACCAAACAACACCGAACGCAAAGGAGAAACACCATGACTTGCAGCTGCCCTAAGTGCTCGTACACTACTAACAACCCTTCAATGATCATTATCCGACAGTATTGCGACAATCTCTTGTCTGCGGTAAAGAACCCTTCCCTACTGTCGTACAAGCCTGGTGTCGTCCTCGCTACGACGGACTTCTTCGGGCCTAACTACCTGTCGATTAACGACGACCGCTGGGTTCGTAGCTCTGACGGGGCTGTTCTGTCGTGTGAACAGCTTTTTGACGATCTTTCCGTAAACAACTATGAGCTGGTTGTACTTACCGACTACGATTTTCAGGATATGTGAACAAATGAACAACATTCAGAAGATGATTAACGATGCTGTCGAAGAGTTCCGTAAGAAGCTTGAAAAGGAGTTCAAGGAACCTGAGCTGACAGGCACCCAGGTTGAGCTGATTAACAAGGACTTGGAAACAGTCGTCTACCCCGTCGAAGAGTTCGATATTGGCACACTGCTCAACTGTGGTGGTTGGGAGGCCTTTCTCATTGGTGATGGTGAGTTGGGTGACGTTTAGCGGCGAACAGTACGCTGATGAACAACTTGCAGACCTTATGCGCCACAATGGGGCAAAAGTGATGGTTATTCACTGGGGGCTGTGACATGGGAGTAGTTCTGATGACACCAAGAGGGGTTAGCGACATCTATAGGTTGCCTGCTGGCACTGTTTTGAGTGTGGGTGGGGACATCTGGATGATTATACGCAATAAAAGCCAATGGGGTGTTGTAAACCAGAAGAATCAAACTAAATCGTTGATAACCTTCTGTGCTCAGATTTACATGAAAGGCGGTGCAATTGTCGTTTATACCCCTGATGTTGATGAATACAACAATTAGTATCACAAACGCAACGCTGAGTTCAACAGGCACAACGATTAACAACAACGAAGGAGAAGAAGTTGAACATTGAAGAAACATTGACCGTATGGGGCGCGCTGTACGAGAAGTGTGAAGCAGCTTATCAAGAGCACCTACACATTAAGCTGGCAATGCAGGCTGCGCTTTACAACAACGAGGAACCGTTCGAGCTACTAACCATTAGTGGCAACTATACAGGCATTACGCTGAAAACACCTGATGACGTGGCAGATATTATTACAGGGTGTGTGATTGCTATTGGTGGTGCAGAGTGGTTCCGTGCTTCAGGTTATTGGCTGAGCAGCTATGACACGAAGAAGGATGACCACGAAATGTTCGTCCGAATCATGCGTAACCGTGAGCATGTCCACCTGATTCATAAGAGTTACTAATGGCTAAACTAACAAAGACCGGGGTGGGGTTTGATCTGTCCCCAGAAGGTATTGTTGCACAGTGTCCTGATCTGCCGCCTTACTTCCAAAATACCCTTATTGGTTATTTAGAACAGGCTTGGGACGAGTCGGAGCCTTTCGAGGTTGAACTTGAGGTTCCTATGTGGGAAGAACCTTACGGTTACTTTGTGCGGATCAAGGTTGTCCCTTCTGATGAACGTTTTACTATTGAAAGGAGTCTCACGTGATCGCTTTTCACATTTGCCTAGCTGTCGTCTGGGCCGGTGTTAGTGTTGCTTTCGCACTGCTTGCACGGTTCAAGAAGGGTATTGAGGGCTTTAGAATCTGGCCTGATGTGTTGGCCTCTGTTTGCGCCTCCATTGTCGCAGTTTGCTATATCGTGCAGATTGCATTGGAGGTAGCAGCATAATGGTTACTATTGCGCAAATTGTTATCGTTTGTGCGTGGTTCGCTATGTGGGCTGTTAACTCGAAGATGTTTCGTAATGGGCCGAAGCGGGACCAAAACCACATGATTAACGCTGTGTTGGATGCTGGCTGCGTCATTCTTCTTATTAGCCTTCTTGTGAGGTTTGTAGAATCATGAGGCACCCTATTGAATTGGCCGCTTATTTCTTCCGTAGAGGTGAGTTTGTTCTCGGCAATGATGTACTGAGGGATGAGTATGGTGTCGAGTACAGCAATCCTTCTCAGGTTGAGTACTACGCGATTTACCGAGATCACTCGGATGCGCGGGCTATCAACGAGTCGTTGAAATGTGTTGCTGAGATGTATGGGTGTCTGACGTATTTGGAATCTGACGCGGATACAGGTAGGCTCACAATTGTCGGTGAAGATGACGTTATTAGTTTTCTTAAATACTGTTGGAGGGTCGCTCTCTCAGATGAGTATGGCTATGATGCCAAGCTGAAGAAGCGTGTGCTAGGTGCGTACATAAGGGATTACAGGCAGTGGGCCGATGACTACATCCTCGGGTTCTTTGAGGGTGCTGTTGGCAATCCTGATGCAGAGCATCTTCCAGGGTTTAGTGAGCATCCACGTATTCTCGGTATGCTCGATGGTTTTGACAGCATAAACCATTATGAAAGAAAGGACACAAAATGCTAGTGACAGTTGATACTGAACATATTGATCTGGTTCATAACACAGAGGTGCTTGAGGCTGCTCTTGATGAACTTCTTGCTGGTTGGATTGTCGATCTTGAGTTTTTTGAGGCTGGCACGTACAGCTTTGTAAAGACATACGACAATTACCTTATCCCTTCAGACAGTTCTTTCTCCGCTGAAGATGGGGTTGACTTTATTGCCACCGTCCAAGGCAATAACCACTTGAAGAAGGAGGCAATGTCTGTCGCGTTCCGTCAACCAGAGATCAACGACATTGCCGAGCGACACAACAATGCGCTCCAAAAGTGCCGTGACGCTGTGAACGGTGAGACGGTTCTGGACGGTCGGTTTATCAAGTACCGTAACTTCTTCCTTGATACGGAGAACAACTTTGCACCTGTCGGACTACTGGCCGTTGCGAACAATATTTTCTTGAAGGAATACAATGACGACCACGACTTTATGAAACTGTTTACGAGAAAGGAGAACAAGTAATGTTGACTTTTAGTGTTGGCCTGCTGATTCTTGGTTTGGCAGTAGGACTCTTAGGGGTGATGCTCGATGAGGTTTACTCATGGGGTGGCAAGGTTGCCGGAGCTGGCGTAATCATGCTCTGTGTGGCCCTTACTTGCCTTGCTGGTTGCGTCTTCTACTATGGTGTTCAGCCCTAAGAAAGGAGAGAAGAGGAATGACTAACCCTGCTGACGAGATTTACGTCATCTACAACAAGAAGACAGGTAGTATCAAGACTGGTAGCGGTAAGAAGTACAAGATCGTCCACGCTTACTTGTCTGAGAAGATGGGCTGGGGCGGCATTGGCCGTATCGGTCAGTTCGTGCGTGACGAGAAGGATGATTACGCGATTGCTAAGTACCGTCTTGTTGAAGCAAAGGAGAATCGAGAATGATTATCAATTTCAGTGAGTTGACTATTCCGTTCCATCGGCTTGCACCCGGAGCTGTGCTGATTAGTCCTGATGACGTTCGTTATCTAAAGTCCATCGGTGAAGACATGGAAGACTACTGGGTCCACGCGAAGGACTTGTGGACTAATCAAGCACACTCTGATGAAGAGTTGAAAAAGGAGATCGGAGACGGCGAAGGATGGAAGGTGCTACCGTGATTGACGGAATGAGGTACATCGGTATTGGTGAGTATGGCGTTTTTGAAGACGATCTGAAGGAACTGATGGAGGCCAAGGTTATCGTGTCAGTTGCTAATGAGCTTGGCCTCTTTGATGGTGTGGACTTTGGCAACACCCTCGCTGAGTTGTATCCCGGCAAGGGTGAAACACCTTATGATGTCGCTGATTCATTGGTGGCCTCTATATAGCGACCCACTTCACGCTCAACTAGTGTTGCATACCGGATTGTTGCTGTGCTAAACTGGTCATTACCAGTTGATGGATCTCTGATCCGATAAAACCCCTGTGCTTGGCTTGAGGCACAGGGGTTTTATTTACCCTCACAATGATGTGGTACACGTCACGCTGTTACTTGTTGACAGGTGTGGCAGAGTGGTTTAGTATAAATACATCAGCAATTGAAAGGAGAACAAAATGATTACTGGACTTGTAGGTACTGTGTTTGATACCGACGAGCCGCCCTTTGTTAGCATCAGCGCTGACGTGATGCTTGACGGTGAAGAACACTGCGTCAACATCTATTGGTACCCCGAAACGGATGAAGTTTTTGTGGAGAGGCAGGACTGATGCGAGCACGGGTGACTAAGGACTGCTACTGCTATACCTGCGATAGGGAGTTTAACTACCTGGGTATTGCGAGCCATAGGGCTTCACATCGACGTAGGCGAGAAGATTGCGTCATTGAGTTTACGTACGGAAATATTGGGAGTTGGAAATATTCTGAACTAGAAGAGGGAGAGTGGTTATGAACAGTGGTGAGCTGCAATTCGTAAAGGCTATTTACTCGGTTGCTAAGAAGTGCTACAACGATAGTATTGAACCTCTGCACCCTTGCGAGCGCCCCGGAGAAAGAGAAGATAAGGACTGGTTCAAGGTGAAGTCCTACGCTGAAGCACTGATCGAACTTGCAAAGGAGAACGATAATGGCTAACAATGAGTTTACTAAGCTCTACAACGAAACACAGACTAACTACATGAAGCTGCGCAATATGCCTATTACCAAGCTAAAGGTGTGGTTCGTAGAGGCAAATGGTCTTGGGAACACCGGGGCTGTAGAGTCCTGTGTTGACTTCGCGGCTATCACAGATCGCGGCAGTGTCGTTATCTCAGGCACCCTTGGGCCATTCCTGAAGGTCAACGATGGATACTGGGTTCGTACTGCACCATCTGTTTCTAAGAAGCTGTGGAGCGATCTCGACCTTGTTAACCAGCTCATCAATGAGTACGAGGATAACGACTATATCGCTACTGTCATCGACCCTGGGTTGGAATGATGCAGTTCGAGTCAATCAAGTCCCCCGCTGACCTTGAGAACTACCCTCTGGGAACTGTTCTCGGAGGGTCGCTGGAAACCTACGTGCGTACTTCGAGTGGTTGGTGTGCGTGTACCTTGGAAGAGTTCTACACGAGCACTCAGCTTTTCGGGTTCCTGCCTGTCGGCATGATGACGGGTAGCCGTCGTGTGGCCGTGTACTACAAGCCGTGACACGCATCACTTAGTATGGAGTTGACAACTTAGAAATTGCAGCCCTATACTGAACACATAACAACTGAATAGCCTCTGAGAACAATCGTCGCCGCGACTCAGAGGCACACCCCTTGTGGCGGAACAGGCAGACGCGCTCGACTCAAAATCGAGTTCCGAAAGGAGTGTGAGTTCGATTCTCACCGAGGGGACCACCAAGCACCGGACGATGCTGGATGATTAGGCCATAGCCGCCTGCCGCCCTGATCAGGCGGACGTGCCGGTTGCCGTGACGGGGGTCACGTGCGGGGTAGCACCCTAGGGCTGACAATTTTTGTGTGATGGTTTTTGTTTCGTCAGTCAACAGCACCCCTTCTAACGGAATGTAGCGCAGTGGTAGCGCACCTGGTTTGGGACCAGGGGGCCGTGAGTTCGAGTCTCACCATTCCGACAGCTTCAGGCTGGTGTAGTGGCAGCATA